TCACTCCGGCGCTACCGGCCACTCAATATCCGGCGCAAGAGAAACATCAACGTTTTTCACTACAACACGATATTGCTTCCACGCTTTCAAATCAGCACGCAGTTTATCTGGCACATCCTCTTCAGCCTCCTCTAGCCCCTCTATCTCATCAGTAATAGCCCCTATCATGTCAGACGCATGGGATAACATATCCTTTTGCTTTTGAGTGGCTTCAACAAGCATCTGTTGGACAATTTGCGGGGCAGGGCCGATCAACCATTCGCCATTTTCACTTGCGTAGTAAGTAGGATCGGGTCGGGGGCCATTCATTAATGTCCATCCGGTGGTATCCGAGAATAGCTCCTCCGGTATAGTCCATTCTTGTGAGTCACCAATAATTCCATAATATTTATACATTTTAATCCTCCGTACTTACGCGAACTCTAAATGGTGCCGATGCAGCCGATCCAGAGGTAATCCCAAAGGGGTTGCCCTCAATGGTTGATACCGTATAAATCGTAAAGTTAGCCGTCTGTACTATAATCGACTCGTCCGTTCCGGTAGGGCCAATAGTATGAGCCAATGCTCCGCTCGATGTGTTATTTGACCCATTAAAAATCCAAGTTGTGGCCCCCCACTTTCCGGATAGAAAAATCTCAACAATGGCGGTAATCCTGCGACCAGGGAACGGGTTAGCAATTGTTTTTCTTTGATTAACACCAAGCGTGGCCGGGGCTGCTTCAGTGCCTTCAGGATATAAGATAACGAACTTTTGATGCGCCTCTAATGTCGTGACTCGAGTTGCCAACAATGTTATTTCAGTTGCTAACTCCAATGCATTTATTTGCCCTTCATTGAAGGCTGCACCAGCCAGTTTAATTACCCAACACCCCGTTGCGTTGAGCATTCTGTTTTCGTCTGAAACCAGTACCCCTATAGCTTTAGATGCATCAAAACCTACGTCGGCGGCATTAGCATATGTTCCTCCTGGCGCTCCCCCTGTAAGATTTGTTCTTTCTTTATTTTGATATAATGCACCGGATGCAGCAGCACTAGCCGTGCCAGCCGCGCCATCAACTAGGCCCACCGTGTTATTAATGCCAATTCTACCGGTGATATTTCGAATAGCATCCATCTGAATGGTGCCGGTTACACCGTTTGATTTAGCGCCGTCGCCACGCCGTACAGGAGCACCAACACTATTTGGCGACTTACCATTCTCATCTGGTAGCCTGAACGTAGTTGTACCGTTGCCGTTAGACCACCTCATTCTTTTAAGCGGGTCTGCTTGCCACTCAGCTTCGGTAATTACAAGGCCTTTAGCTTGCGCCTCCGCCCACGCATCAGGGAATAAAGCACGGCTTAACTCTTGCCCGTCACGCGGGGCTGTCCCCTCCGGAATGTGGTCGCGGTTTTCTTCCCACCAACTGAACAGTAGCGGTAAACCGCCAGCTGGCTTTGCGTCTAGCTGTTGCTTAGTGACTGCACCTTTCGGGTCTGTGGCGTCACCGGCTAATATTACCGCCCCTGTAAATGTGCCGCCTGTAGTATGCATAAGTAAATCGGGGTTAACGCTTTCAGCAAATTGTTCCGCTTCATCTCTGGCAGTAACTGCCCCATCTTTGCTTTGTGTAGCTATTGTTGCAGCCTCAGATGCAATCGATGCCGAATCTGTCGCCGCCGCAGCAGCATCGCTGGCTGTCGTAGCGGAACCAGAAGCCGATGTTGCAGAACCTTCCGCTGCCGCTTCTGCTGACTGGGCCGCTGTCTTTGCCGCGACCGCTTCATCTCGTGCCGTTTCCGCCCCAGCCACCGCCTCTCCGGCGTTCTCTATCAGCTCCCTGTTATCATCAAACCACGTTTTCGAGTCATTAACCCATGCAGTCAGATCGCTCAAAGATGGAATAACCACAGTGGAACCATCTGGCGCAATAATACTCACATTGCCGGTGCCAGTAGTTATATCTTGCCAATCCTCCAATAGCTTCTGATATAAAGCCAATTGTGCCGATGTCTCACGTGCAAGAGCAGAATATGAATTAGCAACAGATGTATGGATCGCATAATTTGAATCTATTAAAGCATCAACAACATTTCCATTAATTCTAATTTGCGTATCACTATCTACAGCTAATATTTCATAAACCAATGTATTGCCATCAGCTCTTGTGACATATAATGCCTGTCCGATAGCAACACCCATAACATTGTTAGCCCATTGAGTTCCTGTTCCGGTAATTATATTGTTACCTGACTCAGCATTAACCACCCCAATTCTATACCAGCTCATATTAATATCCTTTATCCACCGACTGTTATACCGTTTCCGCGACGCGTTATTATGGCTTGCGCCGAAACCGCGGCAAATACTGACCCCGCGGAGACGTTAGACATTGAAACGTAAATGGTGTCAGTCCCCCCCGTAACACTTTCCGGAATCACAAACGTGGGGTTACTTACAACTAACTCACCCGCGATATCTTGGGGCCATTCTCGATAATAGACCACGGCGTTATTAACATAAATGTTCATTCTGGCATGTATTCCCGCCCGCGCCCGTATAGTCCCAAGTAATGTAAAATCCCGTGCAAAATTAGAACTATCAAAAGCCATTATCTTATACTTGGTATTAGCGCTCATTTGCGGCGTGGAATATGATACATATGTTGATAATGCAATATCCCCCATTAATTTATTAGCGAATACTGTACCACCAAAATAGCCGTCATTAGATTCAATTCTACCACTAAAAGTGCCCGCGGTGGCGTATACCGTGCCGCGTACGGTTACATTATTAAATTCCGCATTACCATCTTTATCTATTTTCCAACCCAGCATTCCCATAACATAATCATTGGACATAATATATTGTCCAATTTTTAAATTAGTCACTGAGCCGTCTTGAATAAAGGCATCATTAATAAATGTTTGTCCATTAACCACAGCCCATGGAGAGAATTTATTTCCCTCTGGGCCGCTTAATAAAATGAAACTATCAGCATTAAATCCAATTGAGGCTTTAGCTACTCCATTAATAAACTCAGCACCGATTACCATGCCAGCACTGACAAATTGACCGTTATAATTTAGTCCTGCTCTCAAGCTGTATGTTGCGCTAGCGCCATCGGCATCAACAACGGCAATCATTTTCTGGTCAATAGCAGCAGCTTGATCTTCAAAAGTCGCGGTTACCAATGTTTCAAACTCAGCGAATGCCCGTTCAGCATCAGCGACAGTGGTCGTTAAGTGGACAACACCGGCTTTATTCTTTCCGTATTGCGCCCATTGCTGCACGATACCTGCATCATTCGCGACAGCGTTCTCCAGAATCGCCTCAGCATTCATGAAATCATTATTAAATAACTGCTGTCCCGCCACAGTGTTACTGATGAAATCATCGCCAATCGCTTCGAGAATAGCGCTTGTATCGGTGCTGGACATGCCACGAACCCAATCAATCCAGGGCGACTGATTACCGGATTTATCCACGATGCGCGCACGGAACCAGAACACTTGGCCCGCCCTTAATCCCTGCATGGTGTAGTTCCGTTGCGGATGCGGTACATCACTCAACAATAAGGGATCAGTGCCATCAGCAGACAGGCTATATTCAATCTCGGTTTTTAACGCATCCTCAGCCCCTTCTGGATAACCCCAGTTCAGGGTGATACCGAATAGAATACCGGTGGCCGCAAAACCCACTGGCATTGGCGGGTTTCCCTCTTTACCGTTTAATATGGTTTCTTGTGCATTAGCCCAGATACTGGATATATCCGAGGGGTTAATAGCGCGAACGCGAGCCTGATATTGCCCGGCGTATATCCCCTCGACTTGAAAGCCTTGTGCCGATGTCCGTGGTGCTGATATCCAATTCCCGTTATCGCGTCGCCACTCTGCCTCGTATGCTATTGCACTGGCTGCTGGCTCCCATGTAACACGTAAGGTAGTGACTGCGAGCCCTTGTGAGAGCGCGGAGAAGCTATCAATGACCACATTCGTTGGTGGCGGCTGAACACCTGGTGGGATTATGCTGATGGGCCGCTCATCAATGCGAGCACCCGTATCTATTCGCTCATATTTATCAGGGTCGTGCTGAACACCCGAGATACTGTACGTGTTGTCATCGTTGTCAGAGATACCGGTAACCCGATATTGCTGAATGGCTAAATCATCTGCATCGATAGACCAAATACTCTCAGCAACTGGCGTTTCGCTGTATGCCACGCTGACCGTAACTACTTCTTCATTAACTGATTGAACAGTGCGAGCTTGAGATACCCCGCTCGGTAAGTTAACAAGCAACCTGTCCCCAGCATTCACATCAGCAATGCGATCCAAGGTAATATTTCGACCAGAAACGGCGCTAATACGACCGCCAGTTTTTCTACCAGATAGCATTTCATCTGCAATACCAATAATGTGACCGGGTAAAGGAATGGCACCATCCAGCCCCACATTGAAGTTTACTATCCGGTCTTTGCTGTTGGTCAATAATGCCCAGCGGCCACGGCGATTGGCTTCAGTCTGTCTGATACAACCAATCGCCGTCATATCAATCTGGTTGATGCCGTAGCGACGAACCAAATCATTATCTGACACCGCCTCTATTGCATCCTGAAAATTATTTGAGGGGTCGCTCCAGCTAACCATGGCTGTTGTGTAACGTTTCTTCTCAGATCCACCTCCATAGGTGAAACGACCATCAATAACGTTGGCTCGCGTGAAAATATAATCAACATCACGTGGCATATCAGCCAAGGCACAAAGCTGATTGTTTCCCCAATACGTCATTCCTCGAAAGATAGCAGCCAAATCACGCAACACGGTGAATGCTTCAGCCTGGGATTGAATATACACGTCACAGATAAAGCGTGGCTCTGTGCCGCTACCACCGCGCCCATCGGGGACCAGTTGGTCACAATATTGCCCGATTCTGTATAGCTCCCACTTATCAACCTGCGTTGAATCTATGCGTAGCCCAAGCCCAAATCGTTCAGCTAATACAATGTCGTAAAATACCCAAGCAGGGTTATTTGTATATGCCCACTTAAATGAACCATCCCAAACGCCGGAGTAACTCCGAGTGTCCGGGTCGTAATTCGTCGGAACGCGGATTACTCGACCCCTTGGCTCGCAAGAAATTGCGGGTATATTCTGGAATTGAGTCGCGTCAAATTCGATATAAAGAAGCGCAGTATTCGGATAGCGCAATTTGGCATCAATGACTTCAGAAATAGCCTCTGTGTTCATTCTATCTGCAATGCGGCCAGAGTTAGCGTTCGCCGTGATGCGCCGCGAGCGGATCTGCCAGCCAGTTGTGGCTTTGGGTAAATTGATTCGATGCGAGCGTTCGTAAAGCGTTGTCGTTTTACCGTCTATCGCAGTATTGAGCAGTGTCGAATATGCTCCGCCATCGGTAGAAACATCAATCGCATATTCAATACGGTAACCGCCAACATCACCGTTATCAGCCTGGCGCTGTAATGATGGCCAGCCAAAGCGAACTCTGACAGCGGACAATTGCGTATTGGTGACAGAGCGAACCCATGGCGTCTCCGATTTCAGTTCTGTATTAACTGTTATCTCATTTTCAACGTTCGGCATGCCCTGAATATAGTCCTGAGCCTGGGTGCCAGCACGATACTCCCATGTCACGCCAGTGAAATTACTGCTACCGTCTGGGTTTTTAATTGGGGTGCCATCAAGATATATATTAGTCCCATCCAAACCGCCTGCAAACTCCCCTTCACCAAGCGCAAGGAGTATCTTCGCCTTCGCTGTTGATTGAATACTATCAGGAGATTCCACAGGTGTAGTGGCATTGCTACTCCCACCTTTACGGCCTTTAATCTGTTTACGTGCCATATTTCACCCATAAAAAAACCCACATTTCGTGGGCATTGGCGTGTTTATTGATCAACTCAATGGCGATTACCGGCTGATCTTCTATTGTGTAAGGTCAGCCCACTCTCGCCATGCGCGGCTTGAGTGTTATCTATCGGAGGAATGGCTGATTTACTCTGGGATAAGGAAATTAAAATGTCCGACGCAGGAATACTTGCAAAGCTACAAGGTGATATTGAGATTCTACAAAACCGCATAGGCGGCGCTGAATATGTAATTAAGCTGCTTGTGCAGAAAATGCACCAAAACGAGATTGAAGAAATGGAAAAAATAATTCAGGAATCCATTAAAAATTTCGGAGAAGAAAGTGAGGTTGCTAGTGTAATGAATGAGAGCTTACGTCTTATTCAAAGCTAACTCCTCAATAGCTCTCTTGGCGGCCTGAGACATGGCCGCTTTTACCCTTTCCATTTCATTAATTTTCTCTTGCTGCAAGTAGTGAATAGCTGCATTTATGTCATTTAAATTGGCCTGATTTGAATTTTGATAATGAATCATTGCCTCTTGCATGTTAGCGATCTGCTGCTGCATGTCTGACACTTGTTTCTCAAGTTCTTCAATTCGTTGTTCTTGCGTCATAACTCACTCCTACCTTTCGGCTTTAATTAAAGTAACCGCTATTACATTTGATCTTCAGCATAAATACCCGCAGATATAACCGCCCCGCCAATTCTACGTTTGCCGTATAGTACGCCCACCGGGTTACCCTGAGCCGTAGAGTTAACTGGGCCACCGAATGCATAGCTTGGCTTGTTGTCCGGTGATTGCCTGGATGCAAGGCCGCCTACTTGGGGAGAAAGCATTTGGACTACACCGCCGAGCATCATTGATGCTCCTGACATATAAAAGTATGGGGCCACACCAGCAAACGGCGTAAAGGTCAAAACAGCGCCTACAACAATCAATACCGCCCCGAGTATTGTCTGGAATACCCCGCCTTTTTTGCTGCCAATTATTACAGGGATAATCCTGATTTCTTTCCCCGCATTTGCCAGATCCAACTCGTCTTTGCCAATATTCCTTCTTCCTTTAAATATTACGAAAGTTAAACCTCTTTGCTTTGCTGTCATCATATATTGCTCGAATCCAGGGATGGTTACACAGAGGGCTTTAAATGCCTCTTTAGTCGAACTAATTAAACGTCGATGCGTTCTACCAAATCTATTGGCAAGGGATCCACTTAACTTAATGGTTGTCATCACTTCTTTTGTCATGTCTGGCATATTTGCTCCAATAAAAAACCGCCCGTAGGCGGCTTGGTTTCGTTTGATGAGGTTACTTATTCGATAGTGGTTGGTTTAACATCCATCGTTCCGTTGCTATCGGTAAATATACGGAGTGTTTTGCTTTTCCCTGCTACCAAGCTTACATCTCTTTCTTGCCTTTCTACTGCGGCAGAACACAAAGCAGCACCTTCCCATGTAGCTCCAACTGTCCAAGTTCCGGCAGGAAGATTGAATGATGCTTTTTCTTTTGGATCCAATTTCGCCACGCGGTCGCCATTAATAAACACAGTTGCATAGCAACCGCCGCCTATATAACCACTGTCCCTAACAACAACAAGGGTTGCTTGGTCAGGAAAAACTTGTTGATATTTAAACACCCGATCACTAGGGGCGCTAATCGCTTTACTTGGCGGGACAACTTCTGTTGCACACCCAGCCAAAACCAAAACCGCCAACGCTATGATTAGTTTTTTCATTAGCCATTCCTTGATAAATACAAAAGCCTTGATGTAATTTCATCAATATTATTGCCGTAGTGATCCATGAACTTACAGAAAGGCTCACCATTTTGACCAATCATTTGATATCCGATTTTCAACCATCTTTTCTTTTGGTCATGGGTTATCTCTTCTGATTGAATTTGTTTAACAAAAAGCATGAATCGAAGAAAATCGCCGCCATCTGAAGGTATCTGGCCTAGTTCAGAAGCCATTGTACCCATGGGCATTTCATCTATATCTATACCAATATCTCTCCAATTTGTTGTTTCTGCTATCCATATCCCCTGCCATTCTTCTCTCGCTATTTTGGGTATTTTCCATGATGCTTTTTTATCTATACGCCCATGCTGTTTGAGGATATTAACTGGAGTTCTAAATTGCATGGTTGCGCAGAATCTATAGCCAACAATGATGTCGCCATTTGGTTCAAGCGCTAAATCCTTATCCTTCTTTTGTTTTTCGGCTAAAAACTTAAATGGAGAAAATGACCTGACGATATACACTGGATCACTTTCATCTGTTTTCTCTTTTATCTGGTTTAGCCAAATAACTATTCGTCTTGTAGTTATTGCGCTCAGCCTTATGTCATCAGGAACAGATTTAGGCTTTTCTTCGCAAACTTCCTCACTGCTCTGAACGGCTGGGGGATTCACCTTTCGATGCATCGCGTCATCAATCGACCCGCATAAAATCTCTCGACTCCCAGTGATCCCTAGAGGAGAAACTATATTTAGTCTTTCTAGCGCTTCAATAATTACTGCCGCTCTATTGTAACCAATTCTGAAATGGCGCTGAATTACAGAAACAGAAACTCTTTTGGAGTTAACGACCAACTCAATAGCGCTGTTCAGTAGTGGATCTTCTTCCATTTTCTATCCCCACCATTTACAAGTAGAAATATGATAGCAGGGGATCGCTGCAAAACAACGCAAAAACCCACAGTTAAGTGGGTTGGGCTTTGGTTACTCGTTAAATTATTTTGGTGCTATTTAAGCTGCCACACCACTGATTCCAAGCATTTTTGATAGCTTAGTAAGTCCTTTAGCGGTAACAAGAGCCTGCTCGGTCACTTTCTCGCTACCATCATTGCGAATAACTGTATGCACTTTGTGCTCAAGATATCCAGACTGAATCTTGTCCTGATATCCGATCCACGTTTTGCTACCTAGTCGTTTGTAAATCCAGCGATTCTCCGACATCAGGCGAAAAAGGAACTTAGGCTGTACCTGTAAGTTTTTCGCGGCATCGGTAATGCACAGAGCACCATCAGACTTTGCAATGCGTTCCAGTGCATCGACATCTGGCTGCATCACTTCTACCTTATGTTCTAGCGCGATCACCTTTTCACTGTAGGTCAGCAATGTGCCGCGCAAAAACTCAGGGTCATTTAATGCTGCCATCGGATCGAATGCTGGTTTCAGTTTTCCTGTCTTGTAGTCGAGGAACGTTTGATTAACCTTCAGGCGATATGATGGTGAAATCCAACCAGCATATTCGACAGCAAGAAGTTCGTGGGCGAAGGTGCCTGGAGCGATGCCGCCTTTAACTGATTTGATTACTTCATAACCTAAGTGCGAATTTACACTTAGCTCATTAACCAGTGCTTTAGTAGTAGCCCGACGCATCCATTGGCTAGGTGATTTATCTTCACCCTTACCACTGGCCTTGTGTAACGAGTTCAGGTTAAAGCGCCCCTCTGTATCAGTGTTAATCTCAACACCAGCGATGACAGGCAGAGATTTATTTGCTAAAGTTAAATCAGTCATTAAAGACCTCGCAGTTTGATTTGACATGACCGCCAGCGCTAACTGGCGGTTTTTTATTGCCTGTGTTCCGGCAAAATCTATCTAAGTGACCGCTTCGTATAACCACCGATAGCACTCCCTTTATTATTTCCAGTGAATGAGACGTTCATCCCTCGTTCAGTTGAGTTGTTTTTAAGCGTGTCGGCCACATTCTTCATTTCTTTCGCGCACCAACCAAAAGTCTCTTGCAGATGCATTACTTGTTTAGCGATGCCATACATTGCATGGATTCGTACTTTCACACCAGTAAGGTCATAGCCATCCTTCTCAAGTTGCTCTATTAACTCAAGCTCTGGTGCGCGGTTGCGTTCATCAAGAATGGTTCTTGGTGACATCCAGTCATTACCAAAGATTCTGTCATGTGGATCAGCGCTTTCAATTGGGTAGTTGTAATCTGCACGGCGCTGGATTTGAATGGGCTCTTTACCCAGAAATTCACCCTCAATTACCTTCCCTGCAAGATAATCTATAGCTTCAGCTGTCTGACGACCTGAAAGTTCATCAATATGGTTAACGCCAAATTCTTTATGAATAATTTTGTACACCGCCTGATACGTCATTCCATATTTACCCATAATGCGATTAACAATACTGCGTAGTGGTGTTCGCTCATCGGTTGAGGTCCCCTGTCGCTTTGCTTCGCCGCGAGTGAAGTAATCATGCAGTGCCGTGAAGCACTCCTCTTGATACCGGATCAGTTTGTCACGAATATCTGCGCGGACTTTTCCTGGATTGATACTAAATAACCAGCCATTTAGCTTACGAAGGGGTAAGCAGAGCATCTCCTGTACGCCACCATTGGAAGGTGTGCTCATATGAACACACCCAAATTTGGTCTCAAGCCCATTAAGTTTTCTTCGTTGAGTTGACCAACTCATACCTAGGTTCTCTACTATTGGGCGCATTGCAACATAAGCCACACCAGCAACCATTGCGGTGATAATGTGCTGACCGTGGAACTGCACGGCGGTGGTGTTAACTGCTTCAATAATTGCTATACTGGTCATGTCAGTTTCCTCTTGGGTTCTGGCGATTTAGGCCCACGCAGTGACAGCTGTTTGGGCCTTACTTATTTTTGGCGAGCTATTCCATGTAGGGCATTTAAAGCACTTACAAACGATCGTTTGCTGGCTTCTTTTATTTCCAGTTCTTTTATGGAAAATTCAGTTTTCACTGTAAGGTCAATTACAAATTTCATTGCCTCATTGAATGGCATTTTGAAAAACTCTCCATCCTTCTCCTTGTTATCCAGCATGGCTAAAATAAGTTTTTCGTTGTCTTTGTAATTAATATGAGGGCAGCTAATCCAGATCTTGCCAAGTTCGATACCTGTTGAACGTAAACCACGTCTTAATCCACTAAATCGAGTGTATGGATCAGCGCTGCATCCAATCTTTGTATATCCATTTGAAAGCCGGAGGACATAAACATACCCCCGCTCAAACTTATCTACCTTTGGGGCGTTTTTTTTGTCGAATAAGTTCGCCAAACCTATATACGAAGATGTAATTTTTTCCATCAACAATCCCTTTTAGGTTTGAATGTTACTGAATAACAAGTTCGCCGTTCTTTTCCATCTCTATAGCTCGATCAAGGATAAAATCCAGCAACCCCTGAGCTGAACGATGGCTCTTCTTCGCATTAACCTCGATAAACTCCCGAACCTCTGGACGCATCCTGTATGTCATTTGCTTGATGTTAGATTCTTTTTGTTCCATTATGCACCTCATGAATTACTAAAACTCACAGACTCGTTTCTGTAGTTGAAGTATTATCCATCAATCAAATTGAGTCAATGAGTTTTTTGGTGCTCACATATGAATTTTGATAACTCATTCCCAAGACGTGTAGCCTTAGCTAGAAATTCGCTAGGTTTAACGCAAGCTGAATTAGCTAAAAAAGTTGGTGTAGTACACCGGCAAATTGCTGCATATGAAGGCGGAGAGGCAAGGCCTAGAGATAAAGTCCTGAATAACTTAGCGGCAGTTCTAGGGACTAGCTCTGATTGGTTAAAGTGTGGCGTTGGAGATGGACCAAATATTTCCAATATGCGCAAAACAGTTACCGTCAGAGAAATCCCTCTACTATCGTGGGTTCAGGCCATTTCTATTGCTGCCGATGACTCCACTCTAGATGGTTCTATCTCAGACTTTATTCCCGCCCCAATAGGTGCCGGAGAAAAAGCCTTCGCGATTACCATTCTTGGCAACTCAATGGACTCACCGTCTGGACTTAGCTTCCCTGAAGGTACGATTGTTTGCTTTGACCCTGATGTTGAAGTTAAAAATGGCGATTTTGTCCTTTGCTCCCAATTAGATGGAGAGGCTACTTTCAAGCAATTAATATTCGACCAGGGCAAGCGATATTTAAGACCCCTCAACCGCGAATATATGAACTGTGAAATCGATGAAAGCTGCAAAATCATTGCTGTTGCCATTCATTCACAGATGGACCTGAGGGGATATAAAAATCATGAGCCACAACCAATTATTAATAGTGACAATGAATTACTTGCTCCCATTACCAAGGGGCAGCTCAAAGAAACTTTGGAACTTATGTTCGAAAGCTTGAAAAAAGACTTCCATTTAATACCTAAAGACTCGAAGTTCGATACATTACTCACAAGGGTAGACAAGGAAAGTAGAGACAAATAACCCCACCGGCGCACGGACGCGCCAGATCACTGATCAAATGTCAGGATATCGGTAAAAATGATTTGCACTTATCTTGAATGGTTAATTAGATAACCGGAAAAACCAGTGAACAAATTCAGCAGGGAAATACAGCTTATTATTCTTCAGGAGGCCGTTAAGTCCTATCCACTGCCAACAGAAGCCTGTAATTTTAAGGATAAAGGTATTTTTACTGATGCAGAGTCCAGTATTGCCAATATCCATTACTTGTTCGAGCATGGACTTCTGGAAACCAGGTACGGTGAGATACATTATGATTTAAATCTACTTCTAAACTCACTCAAGGCAACAAAAGATGGTGTTGATTTTCTTTTAGGTGATGAAGGACTTAGCGCCATTTTGAAGGTAACGTCAGTCAGGTTTCACAACGAAGCGTTCCAACAAATAGCAGATTTTATTAACCAAAATGCTCCAGACTCTCCCGATAAGAAGAAATTTTTGTCTCAGCTTCGAGAGCTGCCTTACGAGACCACAAAACACATCGCCCTTGAATTGGTAAGCAAGGGATTGAATCAGACGCCAAACGTAATTCAGTGGCTACAAACGTTGATTCACCACTCCTGATCCGAGTAAAGCAAATCCATCCCAACGATGCAGATATTTGGAGCCAGAACAAATCTTCTTCACGATCACAGTCAAGGGTCATGTGGTCGTTTAAAAAAACGATGCTTTCTATTTTCATTTATTCTTCCATCTAAGTATAAGCATCTGTAGGCGCACTTAAATTACAAGCTGTTATAACGAACTACCTTCACTGTTCTTTCCTGCCAGTATCCGCCATAAGGCACGCGCTGGCTAAGCTGTCCGTATAAATGGTGCAGCATCATCCCATCGTCCAGCAAAATCCCCGCATGGTTCGCCACAGGTGCTGAAACTTGCATGATGATCAAGTCGCCTGGTTGCGCTGAGCCACTGAACTCACGGAAACCGCATTCATACCAGTTATCCATATAGAAGTTTTCTGTGCCTGACTCCCACCAATGCCGGTCAACGCGATAGTCTTTCAACTCAATGCCATGCGTTTGCTTGAAGTAGGACATTATCAAGCCCCAGCAATCTGTATGGCCTAGGACGAACTGCCGGCCGATTAACGGGAGGTCACCACGCGGCTGGATAGTCCGTAAATCCCCCTCGGGCCAACTCACAATATGCCAGGGTAATTCAGTATTATCGCATTGGGCCATGTCCAACTCAGAGGGTTGAGTAGTGGCATTTGGGTGGCTATGCACGATTGCCGTGATAGCTCCCCAATCCTCCGCCGCCACATAGCCTTCGGGATCTAAATGAAAATAATCATTAGGGTTTTCGGCAAGGTTATTGCAAGGAAAATACTTTTCCACTCGCGACTTCTGCGCCACAACCCCGCAGCACTCTTTCGGGTATTCTGCTTCGGCGTGAGCCAATATCGCTTTAATCGTTTTATCTCTCATGACTACCTCTTGATTAAAGCTGAGCCGGGAAATCCACCAAAAGGCAGCGGGTTGTCGGCACCAAATCGCTTTTTGCAATCGACCAACAGCCCTGAACATTTATCTTTGCTCGGGTCATCTGTCGGATTACCTTTTTCGTCGAAATAAAGCGTTCCAGCATAATCGCAGCCATTGCCTGAACGATAATCACCGCGCATACACCAGGTGCAGAGTGAGTGAATTTGTCGGGTGGGGATAAGCAATCCCTGCAAATCCGCAGGGCTGGAAAGAGCGAATTCAACAGTTTCATTGGTTTCTGTCGATTTACTATCGATATAGTAAACCTGTACTTTCTCCTGTTCCGGGTCAGCCTCAGAATTGCCATCAGGGAAATTCACCGTATCCAGATAATGTTTGAATGTGTCGTGAACGATAACCTTGGCCTGCACCATGTCGTCAAATGCAAGGCACAACGCAGTGATGCTCCCATCAAGATTCGCTACCGATAACTTTGGCTGCGCACTCTGTCCATCACTGGACATCTCAATGCCTTCAACCTGTACCGGCCATGCTGAATACTCTTCTCCCTGCCACCAGATAGATTTAGCTGGTAGTTTGGTTTCGTCGCCACCGGCCGCCGCAATCTCTTCTGGGGTATGGGGTAATGTATCGGCATGGAAACGCAACAATGGCCCATCAAACTTAGAACCATCAACTTCATACAGGCGAACGCGGTTACCCGGCTCCAGTCGTTGCAAGTCAGTATTAATTGCCATATTGGGTTACTCGATATTAAGGCTTGAAAGATTGCTCGAAAGTGAAAGAGACAGACATAACACTACCGCCAACCGGCACGGCCTTTATGGAGTCAGCAGTGACGCGCCACAGGCCAATAACGCCATAAGGTGCAGTCCACTGGCAAGACTTGGTGGTATGCCTGCGAACAAACGCCAGAATTGGCATCATGTCTTTTTCCAGACCCTGAAAAGTCAGCGGCCATGATTGCGTTTCTGGGTTGATACCGTCACCAGCGACTTGCTTGTAGCCATCGCCGAACTGAGCGGTTCTCACTCGCTGGTTAAAGCTACCTTCAGGAACACCCTGCGTTCGCCAAAGGAATGTTTCAATCGCCATATATACCCCAATAAAAAAGCCGCACATTGGCGGCTACATAAGAGCAACACAACTCTATTACTCAAATTTAGTTATATCTTTCGCAAGGGACAATAGCTCGGCTTTAACAATAGCAATCGCTTTGTCGCCGACTGACTCAAATGTATCTTTCGGATTAAATGGAAGGTTGATGTGCCTCCCCATGATGGAGTCATCATCGTTATCATGGAAAACGTCAACACTGACAACTACAGACGCACTCTGTTCAGGTGTTGCTGAATACATTCTGAAATTTGTTGCTTTTAAATTCATAATTCCCTCAATTCGTTATCTATTACCATTCATAGCCATCCATAATGGAGTGCCAGGTATTCTCAGTTGCTCACTAATAGTAGCCACTATTGCTGGCTTTAGTTGCTTCTGTATACCGGCACCAATATCTTGTGAATTTGAAGCATTATTTTCTTTTTGGCTATCGCTCATGATGACTACATCACCAATACCAACAGTAATGTTATTACCGCCGCCCTGCATGCCTAGCATTGGCGCGGTGGCAGTTACCTCATTACTGACCAGCCCCCCATCGGCATAGCCCCGCATCATCTGGTAGAGATTATCAATACCAATTCTGTTTGTAGCTTCCTTGGTAAAGACAAACTCCCCGCCATGAACCACACCTTTCGGTTCGAATTTTCCACCGTCACCAGTGTAGCCGCCGACGTCATAAGCTCTGAAGCTGGTAGACATCCCCATAGCGCCCGTACTGGCACTGCTGGCAGTTCCACTTAAAGCCCCTGCGCCCGCCGAGGCACCACCACTCATCCACCCCATTGCCGCCTGAATAGCTTGGGCAATCAGCAACCGGTTGATGATATCGACAATGCTGGTCAGGAAGTTGGTAGCAAACTGTTTAACGTTAGCGGAGCCGGTTGTCATCATCTGGGTCGCCATGGATGTCATGCTACCCATTGTGGTTTGGGCCAGTTGAGCGGTAGCAGAGAAAACGTTATTGGCGGTTTCACCGTACTGTTCTAGCCCCTGAGTCATACCCGCTAACCAGTCACCTTCGTTCAAATCCTCCTGTTCAAATCCAACATGCAACTCAGCTTTTGCCTTGTTGTACTCTGCTGTGATTTTCGCCAGTTGTTCAGCATCGTTGATGCCCTCGGTATCCTTACGGAAAGTGTTATCAAGCTGAGTTTCCTGATCTACCCTTCCTGCCTGCTTAGAAGTCAGACCAAAGCGATCTTGGTTCTGCTTATTCTTTGCTGCAATGGAAGCTGTGTACTCTTCCATCTTTTTCAGGGCTTCAGTAGCCTTCTTTCGCTCAACGTTTTCGCGTGAAAGTTGGGCCTCAAGCTGCATACTGGCAGTGATTTCACCAGAACGGGCCAGAAGTGATTTTTGGTCAGCAGTGAGGATGGTTTTGCTTTTCAGGTCAGCGATTTTCTGAGTGAATGACGAAAGTTGCTTTTCCTGCTCCGTCATTGATTCAGTTACTTTTGACTGTTCCCTTAAAACTGCGATTCGCGCTTCACTATCAAGCAATGCTTTGGTGGCTGCATCGTCTTGGTAGGCAGCGGTTGCACGACCTTTTGGTGTCGCTCGGTCTTTATACTTCGCATCTATTTCAGAGCGAATACGGGATTGCTCTTCCGCACTGAACCGGTACGCAATTTGATTAAACTTCTGTTGTTCCTTTGTCCGCTGCTGCTCTTTGGTCGCGTACTGGTCACGGTAACTATCCATAACCCGCAGGCTATTCTTCTCCAGCTCTTCGGCATTCTGATTGGCTTTCTTTCGGGCAGCAGTAACATCTCTCTGATATTTTTCCTCGGTAAGCAGAGCTTTTTCGGCGGCAAGCTTATTGTTGTCATAACGACCTGGATTAGCCTGGCTTTCTGCCATCCGAGCATTCACATCAGCAAGCCGATCATCAAGGGATTTATCGCGCCCAATATCGAGCATGGCATCCCACGCGCCCGCTGCGGTATTTCTTAAACTATTCCATGAGCGTTCCATGTAGCCGACATTGTTAACAACCTCATCAGCCCTGTCACGCATCGCTTTAGAGTAGGATTCCATCGCCACTCTGGCTGCACCAATGGTGTTACCTGATCGCTCCATGGCAGAGATTTGCTCATATTCGGAAGCAGTTAGGTAGTGAAGCTGATCATCAAGCTCTTTTGCTGCCTTTAACGGCTCATTCTGAAGGCGCTTAAAGTTATTAACAGTTGTATCAATGGATTGGCCGGTTGCCTGTTCCATCTTGGCGGCAGCCAGGGTAACCATCTCAATTTGTGAAGAATCAAACGAACCGGTGCCGACCACTTTTGCCATGGCGGCGGAAAGTGCTGATTGTGTTAACCCATTACCAGATAGCCCTTTAGCCATAGCCTGAAGCTGTGAGGCTGTTCGTCCTGCATAATTACCAGTAAGGATGAGTTGCTTATTGAACTCCTCATTTTCTGCTGCGCCTTTGTAGTAAGCGAGCGCCAGCCCCCCGACCACGGCCGCCGCGCCAACTAGCCCAACCGTCATCGGAGTGATCAGGCTCAAGAGCGCCTTGCTGGCATTGCCAATACCGCCAAAGCTATCTTTAATCTGACCGCCCTGCTGAATGGCGATCATGTATAACGGCATGCCACCGGCGATTGAGGTTGCGATATCAGTGAATTGCATGGGTAGTTGGCGCATTGCCATGCGGTATTGACCAGCAGAAACAGTACCTTTCTTCCAGGCATCTTCCTGCTCTTTCAGCCTCGCGATGAATGGCGCAGCTTGCTCTGTAACCCCCATTTGTGCAGCTTTATATGCCTGAACCTCTGAAGCCGTTTTCCCTTGTAGTTCCACTTGTTCCCGCAAGCGTTGAACAAAATTTGCCTTAGCGGCTGCCGCAGAAATATCCGCAGCCTCCTGAGCTTTAGTTGCTTGCGTGGCGGCCCGTTCTTCAGCTTCGAGCTGCTTGATTGAGTCCTTTAATCCGCGGGCTGCAATTGAGGCTAATTTCTTTTGTTCAGCATCGCGGCGGGTGGCCTCTTCCTGTTGCCGGATTGCGGCTATCATTGGTGCAGCTTCAGAAGTAATACCTAGCTGCGCTGCACGATAGGTGGCCGAGTCAGAAGCAGATGCTTTGAACAAAGCATTCTGATCTCGCAGTTTGGCAAGAAAAGCCTCTTTTGCTTCAGCGGCCTTTCTGTCTGCTGCTGCCTGAGCGGTTGCGGCCCTGCCTTCTTCAGTTAGTGCATCAGCAACTTTATTTAACTTATCCGCTGTTGTGAGCAGTATCGAGTTGTAATGTTCAAACTGTTCTGAATCAATCAGATTTGAGTCTTTCGCTGCACTGAGCTTTTTAGATATTTCATCCAACTCAGCAAATGCTTTATTGGTTGGCTTGATCCTCTCCAACAATGCATTTAATCCGGCCTTTTGATCCTCAATGGTGACAGTTGCCGTTTTTGACGCTTTAGCGCTGCGCTCAACACTTTCGTTATAATCGGTTGTCGCTTTGTAATTGTTAGCTAGGGACTTAGCGGCCTCATCATAAGATGAAGCCAGCTTAGTATTGGACTCATTCAAGCCGTCTGTTTGTTTGGTGGCCTTCTCTGCTGTTTGCCCGAAGTGGTCTAACGCCTTGTCACCTTGTTCCAGGCTGGACGTATCCGCGCGTAGTGCGATTGTTGCGATATCTGCCATTTACTTGCTCCGCTTGTGAATAACGGACAGCGCAACGCTCTCCATGTGCCTTATGTCATCAAACACGGTTGCTTTGCTCTCTACGCCCACCCAATCCATGACTTGTGACAGGCAGCCGTAGTCCAACCCAGTAGGCCCAGACATGCCGGTACGCCACTGCGTGGACATTGCTCTAATCACATTGAAAGCAGGCCAAACATCCGGCCATATTTCGATAATTACATCGTCGAAATCATCAGGTGTCAGGCCGTTGCCTGCCAATTCTTCACGGGTGGGTTCGGGGGTGTAGAGAGCGGTGGCAACCGAGGTTAGTTTTTTTCGCGGTTACCAAGCAGTTCGCGATAAAACGCACTGATTACATTCTCGATGGCTTTCGGGTAGTTATTAGCAAGCACTTCCAGATTTTCGCGGTTAAATGCTTCGGGAAGCGCCCACCCTTCGATTATCTTTTCTGCGAAATCTAACCCCGTCTGCCCTTCTGCTTTCTCGATATCTGATACTTCATTCAGTGGCAAATGCTTAAACGTAAAGGTTAACTCGCCGTCATCCAGACCGGCCCGAGGGATTTTCACATCTGCTTTAAATGTTGGCGACGGTACCAGGGTAAATTTTACTGCCATGAGTCATGTTCCTTATGCGGTTACGGTGACGGCACAAGTAGCGGTTTTCGCGCCATCTGCGGTGGTGTAAATGATGTTGGCACTGCCAGCAGCAACGCCAGTCACAACACCTGTTACCGGGTCAACGGTAGCTTTGGTTGGTGCTGATGATGACCAGGTACCAGACTTGTTTGTTGCATTTGCTGGTTCTACAGTGGCCGTTAAGGTTTCAGTAGCAGCAACAGCAAGAGTCGTCGTGGTTTTGCTCAACGTAACGCCGGTAACAGCCACTGGTGCACTAGACTTGTAGAAAGTCGTCGCTTGCGATTGCAGGTTAAGCACCACAGCTACCGTCTCAATGGCGTTGATCGCCGTAGTTGGAATATCGTTAAAGGACACTTTCACCGACGAGTAACGGTTCTCTTTGGCTTTAGGCACATACATGTAGGTTGCCAGTGTTTGCTCTGACTCATCCGCAGCACGTAGCACCGGATAAACAGGCAGGCTGGAGTCATGCGCCAACGTCAGGGTTTGAGATTGAGCCGCCTTAAACGTATTGAGATTGCGCTGACGAGTATCGCTAAGAAACTGAATTTGGATCATCTGCTGATCACCACCGCTGTTCGATACCTCGGTGATCTGCGGGATTTCAATCCAACTTTCGACCTTCTTAACCGTACCCACTCCACCACCCGCTGCGAAACGATCGGTGTTCGAGGTGTTAATAGAGCCGAGCGTTAAAGTAGTCGCGGTGGATGCTGTTACTTTTGCAACCAAGTCATTCAACGCGGCCCAGCCTGAGGTTAGCTGCACAATATCGCCCTCGGCAATGTCATGCCCTGTTGCTACCGTCAGAACTGCGTCAACAGCATTGGAAACTGCCGTTACCGCCACTTCGGTTTCATATGTTTTAGCCAGGTAGATACCCGCGCCATTAGGTAGAGCAAAGCCCATGGTAATTCTCCGATTTTGGATATAAAAAAACCGGCATAGGCCGGTAGATGTGGGATTGATTGAGGTTTAAATAACGTCAGCGCGATAGCTCATGCTGACTGGTGTTGTGTATGTGGTGTCGTTACTAATGCCGGGAAACTGGCTAGGAACGCTGTTGATATAGCAGGTTACGACTCCGTCTGTCAGCTCTGTGTTGAGGTTGAATAGTTCTATCAATTCAGTAGCAATAGCATGAGATTTGGATTTACCACTGCCTGCTTTGGCGTTGATATTAATCTGATACACACCTTTGAAAACGCGAGAGACCTGCGCTAAGTCGATAGCGCCTGTTGTGGCTGGCATGACATGCGATTGCAAATACATACCACCAGTATCATCAAAGCTAACGTTTTCGGTAGACAACGGAATGCCTTTAATCGCCGCCCATTCGCCAAGCCGTTTCTCCAGCAATACCGTGATTCGCTGAGCACTCACTTATTCACCTCATTAGCTGCTTCAGTAAAGTATTTAACAGCATCCTCGGCGGTTATGCGGATCATCCCGTTTGGGGCTTGTGATGAATGTCCAAATTCAAGCCGGTAAGCGTAAGGGACGTTGTTGGTGAAGTAGATAGCCTTGGTGCCGACCTTGAACTGCTCAAGCATGTAATTGCCCACAGCCATTGTCATATTGCCACTTTTATCGATACGCCCTGTTTCACCGTCCGGTTGAATATCTAGGCCAACCTGCCAGTTACCTCTAAAGCGCCCACCGGTATAGCCAGCAGGTGCTTTGACATCCATGCTATCAGTCACCCTAGCCCGTTTTTTCAGTCGCCCTGTTTTGGTTAAGTTAGCTGAATCTTTCTTTAGTTCTTCGTTATGCTCGAAAACAGCATCGTTATATGAAACGGCGGTGTTGTTGGTTGCCCATAAGTCAGGGTTACCAACTGGAGACATCGTGACTAACCGATTAAGAATTTTGATCCCTGCTTTTTGAACCACCAATTCCTGATTGCGTTTACCCTTTTCAATAAACGCATTAATCGAAGCCATGAAGCTGGAGTTTTCAGCCATATCACGCCCTCAGTTGTGGTTTGTAGCAGATCAGCAGTGCGGCGGGTTTTTCTGGATTAGGTTTAATGACTCGGTGTTTTTTGCCATCAATCATAATCAGATCGCCGATGCGAATTTCCACATCAGCCGTAGCCGACATTTTCACATCACCGTTCTGGATTAAGGTGCCATCAATCTCGCCGGGAGAGTAACTGGAAATAACACCAACAATGGAGGATGTTTCCAGAGGAATTTCAACTTCAACACCTCCAACGGACTCGACGCCACCACCGCGAGATAGTTGGTAGGTCGCTCCATTTTCGTTAATCAATCGTGTTGCTGTCGCTCGCATTCGTGGGTAATTGATAGCCATATCATCGCCTTTCTATCTGAGCGTGAATATAGTCTGTTTTAAGTGATTCAATTGCACCTACCATCATGTATGGCGCGCCACCATGGTGATAACAATCCATAACATCGCCATTGCTGATCATTATCACCGCAAGGCTCTGGGGGCTGCCATTTTCGGCAAACGCTAGCGCTTCTTTTAGTAATCTGATGACATTGGCTTTGTTGTGTTCAGCTTTGTCGTCTCTGGTAAACTGAACAATGTTAAGTTTTGCAGTCATAAACGCCTCGCTGTTGCGTTAATAGCAAAGCCGTTACCCGCAGCAAACCCTCGTAGAATTGCCATCACGGCCGGATAATTGGGAGTGAATGACTCGGCATCAGATACAGCGTAAGTGATCGACACAGCTCCTGATACAGCCTCAGACTTTATTGCCGCCTCTCTATTCGAACCCAGTAAATCTCCTTCAATAGCTTCCACGGCAAGCATGCACTGCGCTGTAATAAGTTGTGGAGGGATATTAGTTGATGGGTAACTAAATCCGTCGAAAGTGATACCCGATCTCGGCCAGGGTAATGGCTGGGTTAGCTTGGTTCTGCTCCCATACCAATTAAGCCCGTTCAGGTAGTCCATCGCCTTAATCAGTAATGACTCTGTTTCAGAAGGCAAGTTAACTACGCGCACCAAAGCGAACGCGACTAAATCTTCGAGTGATGCGTAGCTGTTAAAATCTGGTGAGGTTGGATCGGTTACTAACATCCTATCCTCCAATAGAAAAGGGGCCTAAGCCCCTATAGTTATCCAACTTAAGCAGCCGTAACAGTCACTACGCAAGTCGCAGTGAAGTTGCCGTCCACGCACTTAGCGGTAATAGTTGCGCTTCCTGCGGCAACAGCAGTCACCTTACCATTTGCATCAACTGTGGCTTTTGCAGCAGCGGATGAAGTCCAGATAACAGCTTTATTCGCAGCATCAGATGGCGCGACAGTAGCAACAAGCGTTTCATCTGCACCAACAACCAATGAAGTCGTCGATTTATTCAGAGTGACACCTGTTGCCGCCACATCTTCAGCAATCAACTTAATCATCACGCCGGCGGTAACTTTATTGCTGGTTGCATGTTTTTTCCAGCTATTGGTCGCGCCAATTTCTGTCAGGCTCGGATTCTTGCCGCCGTTAGTTTCGTCCCAGCTATAGCCCAGCAAGTCGATGTTAATTGTCCCTTCTGCGCGATAACCAACGCCGAGGTTTTCCTCATCGTTGATTGGGTATGAACGGAATCCAGGAGCCTGCGACTCGGTAATAACCACCGCGTTCGGCAACAACCCAAAGATGGCATCAATTGGCGCAGTATCGGTAACCAGAACCGGCTTACCTAATGTACCAGGCTGACCGCCATACACTACAACACCAGCCTCTTCATAAATCTTGGCTGCAATCGCCTGATCAATGATGTCAAAGTAGGTGGATGAGTGCATAACAAACAGCGCGATACGGCCAAAGCGATCACCGTACTTGCGCATACCTTTGGTCAGGGTTTTCTTGCCATCAACTTCAATGTTGGCAGTAACAACCATGTCTGGGTTGGCACCAATGGAAGCGCTCAATGCCTGAATGCCGTACTTGATGAACCCCTCCAGTGAAGCGTCGGCGACATCTACGCCCACAATTTCGGAGAATTCAGACACGTCACGGCCACGACGTTTAAATGCCTCTTCAGTCGTCTGGTAAGGGCCGTATTTCCACGGAGCCTTAACGCCAACTGATTCACCGGCACCAATTTTCTTGCCTGTGACTTTCCCAGTTGAATCAACATCACGGTGCTCGATGCTGCCACCAAGCTGATAGAAAGCACGTTTACGGAAATCCCCTTCAATCAAGGCGTTATCCAGCACAATCGCGCCATTTGAAGAGGCGTTGAACACGTCAAGGTTGTCCTGTCGGCGCTCAAGATAGGATGTCTGAGCCAGATCGTTATAGATGATCAGGTCAGAGTTAACGGTTGTGGTCATAAATTATAAATCCTTATTCTTTCAGAAGTTTTAAGAATGCCTGCTGCCCGTTAGCACGAATAAATTCCGCCTTTTGGGCTGCGGTCATTGCTGATCGTTTGAGTGCTCCGCCATTCTGCTTATGACCGCCAGCGTTGGTGCCTTCAGCCTGCGGCCAGAGATGCGGAGCAACATCTTTCAGTGATTCAGCCCATTCGTGCGGGGTGAGTGGTGTTTTTCCATCCTTTCCCAGTAGGGCTGAACCATCTTTATCAACGGCGACGGCCTCACCTTCATCGTTGAGAGTAAATACGCCTTTTGCGCGCAGGATGATGTCGTCAGCAGCACCCGGCAATGCGCCAGTTTTCAATGCGGCGGAGCGAATGGCATCACCAAGCACCCTGTCACTGAATTTTTTGCTGAAACTTTCGGCTTTCTCAGCGCGGTCATTGGCAACTTTGAGTTTTTTATCAACATCAGCCCGCAATCGCTCAGTGCGTTTATCCAGTACCTCATCAATCTTTCCAGCGGCGATCAGCTTGGCTTCTTCGTCGTCAGAGAATCGTTGCAGGATAGTTTTCACCGCGTCCGGGTCGATACCGTCATAGCGTTTCAGGTTCTCGCCTTGCTCTTTGAGCTTGCCGAGTAATTCGCTATTTTTGGTTTTGAGTCCAGTGACAGATTCATTAACCCTGGCATCAATCAATGCCTGAATCTCTGGTGTGATAGTTGCGGCTGGCCCGCCGCCACCTTCGCCACCTTCACCTGCCTCGGCATAATATTTACGTGCGATATTTCGGAATAGCATGCTGTCCCCTTGGGATTTATTGCTGGGCCTGGCCCATTAAAAAGCCCCGCACAATGGCGAGGCTCAGATTTTGGATAACTCAGTTGTTTACCGTTGATGGTAATGGTTAAAGCGTAGTTTTCTATAGGCCTGCATCAGAGAATGCCCGACCGTCAATGTCGCGAAGCTGCTGCAACGTCAGCCACTCCCCTTTATCAGTGAAAAATTCATCAGTTCGCATACCGCCATCTTTCATCAGTCTGGCGCGAGTCTCGCCCAGCACCTGAACCTGTCGGCGGTAAGATTGCCGCTGTAACCATTCGCTGTATGTTGTCCCCGCTGGTACTTGCCCATCCATGCTGGCGCGAGTACCTTCGTCCATTTCGTCGATATCTATCCCCAACTCTCGCCATGATTTGGTGATTAAGGTTTCCATCGAGCGACAACAGAAATGAATGCGGCCCGGGCCCTGAAGATAGGGAACCTTATGACCAATGGGTTTGCCTTCCAGGGTGTATTTGAGCCGATCACGGATGATGCAATCGTGAGAGGTTTTATTGTCTAAGGTACTTAGCCATTGCCTGGCGTCGATAATATTGCTGTTGTTATCAGCAAATTTATCCCGCGCTACAGCGGCCAAGTGAGTAACAGCCGTTTTCACTACCGCCGTGACGTTCTTCCGTCCCGCTTCAATTACACCATCTTGATAGTTTCTTGCTCTGGTACCGCGGACCTTCCGCGCCATCTGTTCAACCGTATCGCCAGCCAGATAGCCGTTTTTCACAGTGTTGATAATACGCGTCATCCGGTCAGCTTCGATATTCTCCGCCCAGTCTCGTAGCAATCGGCCTTGAAACGGTTGAGCCATTGCAGTGGCGTAAACCTGCTCCTGGGTAATTGCTGCTAACGGGAACCGATTTAAAACTGGCCCCGGCAATAACGAGTCAAACAAACTCAACTGATAACCTGCCTCATGCTTTGCAAAGTCCAGAAGTTCGTCGGACAGAGAGGCATACATCGCATCAACAGCTTGCTTGTTTACTTGACGAACACTAACCAGCAAGCCTTCTAAGCGCTTCACGGTGACACTGTTTGGATTAACATCATCAAGTGCCACGATAAGACGAGCCGATAGCTCTGCGTCGCTCTCGTTAAGCACTTTAACCATTTTACGGGCAACACCAGCACCATAACGGGACTGAAACAGACTATGTGCTATTGCTTCATCACGCAGCCTTTCGTTAATCGTTGCCATTTAGCCACCTGTCAGGCTGGGACTCTGATTTTTCAATTCGTCCAGAACATCATTGGGATTAGATTCGGGGTCGATAATATCCAGCTTTTGCATTGCCCGGATCATATCCGCGTCACGAATTGCACCGCTCTGCCACGCTGCAACAATCGCAGCCAACATCCCTGAGTCGGCAACGCGCTGAATGAATTCCTGACTGATGGAATACGCAACCTCTGCGCCCTTATTCCCCATGTATTTCGCACACCAAAGCAGCGCTTGCGTATAGGCCTCTGAAACGTTGGCACAACAGATGCCAAGAACAGAGGTAGATGCCGCCTGGTCACCCGTTGCCTGCGTTGCTGTTTTTACCGCGCTATTTTGCTCAACAAGTCTTGCGCCAAGAGAAATCATATAATCGCGTTTGGAGTCCATCCCCTCTTTGGCAATCATATTCGGCTGCGCCTGGTTAAATCCTGATGCGCCATCTTTTGGCAGTAATATTGGCGAACGAGAGCCAAGAGCAATCCCGGCCTTTTGCAACCAATCACGCCATTCTTCGTTTAATCCACTGATCCACGGCTGAACCTGCCCACAAAAGAACAGACTATCCTCGTAATCGGCCGAGTTACGATAATGGCCGAGATTGATTTCAGTCAGTGCCAATAACGGTGACTCATCAATTGATGGGTCATTGTTTTGCGCGCCAACAAAGGTAAAGGGTATTTCATCCCAGGAACCGCCAAACTGAATCACTGGGTAATATTCGCTATCAACGACATATACGCCGCTCTTTTTCGGCCCTACGTTACGCCAGACGCGACACACGAACCGACCACCGTCCATCGCCAGCTCACGGTATTGAATGCGATCCTTGAAGCCGTAGCCATCCGGCTCTTCAACACACTCACGGAGCACGACCAAAACCAGTTTATCACGCCCATTTATCCGCTCAGTTCGCCAGTTGATAATATCCTCAGCGCGATAATTAAGAATGATGGCCCCTTTCATATCAGCGCTGTAATCGACGTATAACCCTTCTCTGGCAACTTCTAATACAGATTCAAGAACTGACTGCGCCTGCTGATAAATACTGATACCCGCGCCATTGGCGTTGGTTTTCAGATATTCCATCTTATCGACAATAGTCACTGTTGGGTCGCGACGAAATGCCATACCAATCAATCCATTTTTGGTATGACCGGTGATCGCATAAAAGACAGCGCGGCGAAGATAGTCATCATTGCGCCGGTTGTTCTCTTCACTGTTGTTTGTTGGGTCAAGTTTTGGCAGATATTTATGCCGTCTACGCTTAACTGCATCTGGCCCACGACAAACATCGCGAACCGTTTCCCATAACGGGCTTGCAGCCACATGTTCAGGCCGGATAAATGTGATGTCGTTATTAGCCATTAGAATGCGGTTCTCATGTTGATGCTGAATGCTTCACGTTTAGGGCTGTGCAAAACGCGGTAACGGGTAGCGTCCCAGTCATGGTCTTCCTGAGTGGTGTCTACATCATCAGGATTCTTTGCGTCACGAACTAAAACGGGGACTCGGCTGATCCAGCCACGGCAATAATCGAAAACGTATAGAGCTGGCTTTTCAGGTGCGCCTGATTCTGTCTTCTTGCCTTCAATGACTGCTTCCAACATGTCGGCAAAGAGTGAAGCGCCGTTTATGCGTGATCCGGGCTTCTTATTCGACTCAAGCCACTTAACACCCTGTCTCTCCATCTTCTGTCCGATAGATAGTTCGTTGTCAGCAGTGTTGTAAATCGCACTATCAGCGGGGCCGGGGATAACCTTAGAGCAGATGCCCGGCATGATATGCATCTGACCTTGCCCCTTAATTTCCTCAGGTTCGTCAACCTCATCACCAACAAGGCGCTTATCCAACCAGGCAACGCCTTTGGCAACGTTAGTTGATGACATGTTCAAGCCTTTATTCAGTTCATCCGGTGGGCAGCCATACCATTCGCCAATCAGGATCAATGAGCCTGCTGGCGGGCAAAATATTGAGCCATCTGGCAACGTTGCGTTTGTGCCATCAGCCTGCGCCCACCAAAGGTTAGAAAATGGCTTCGACTCGCCCCAGTCATGAGAGCGGTCAACCGCCCAGCTATCTGGTATCCGAAATGGCTTGATAACATGGGTGCTTTCATTCCACAGATGGTCAAACCGTCCACCACTGGTCACATCCCACGAACCCTCAACCCACGCTTTACGCTTATTCGGGTCTTTGATATTCATCAGTGAGGCAATATAAACCGGGTCGAGATATGGGTTCTCTTTGAACGAACCATGAATAGCCACCCTCGTAAGGGTTATTTCCTCATCCTGCTGAGTCTGCGGATTTGGCACCATCTGAGTATCACGGATTATCGTTCCGCGCGGCGCTGGCTCAATGAAGCGTTTCTTCACCCATGTATGGCCTATGCCAAACGGGTTGGTAGTATTGAATGTCTCAAGCGGGATATTTGGCAGTAACGAGCCATCAGGTAGCGGGTAATCTTGTGGCCTGAACGATGACCGCCGACAGGAGAACATCGACTCATAGAAGTCTGTGTTAGGCTGCTTTGTCAGCTCATTGAAACCGATAAAGGGGAACTCCTGACCGTGATAGTCCCAATAATCGTTCTCTTCTTTGCCGAACCTGAAAAGTAACTCTTCACCGGTGGGCCAGACCCAACGCAATTCCGATGCGGAGGCAAGAAAGCGAGCACCATCACCAAACAGGCGATACATGCGCTTTGACTGGGTAATAATATCGGCAAGGTTCTTATATTCTGTGTCGAAGATGACACCGCGCCAGAATGTGCCATAACCCAATCCCACCTTTCGCCGGAACCGTGCCAACTGAGCGGCTGTTTTACCCGGTCCGCGGGTTCCTTCGAAAAGGATTTCATCACACGGACAACTCAACGAAAGCGACTGAGAACCAGGTAACGGCTTCCAAACTACGTTGTAGCTCATTTGCCTAATACCTCGCTTTGCTGTTGCTGTGCGGCTGCCTCCCATTCGTCAGCGCTGTTACAGGTCGGGACTGGCATAATGTTGTGAGTTACAGAGCCGGATTGCTCAATTTGTTCTTTGAATGCCAGGACACTGATGTGCTTACCCATTAATTCAAGGTTCTTCACCTTATCTGGCCACTTAATTTTCTTGAGGATGTTCTCAATGGTGGTTTCGTCGAAATTGGTTATCGATGTGTTGATATCAAAACCACTGAGTGTTGTGCGCCACACCTTCGGCCATTCAGAGATGGGTTTAATTCCACCGTCATCATTCAGAATATCTAATACATCCATCCGGTCGATTTCGACGAGCCTATTTAAGACATAAGCCGCATTTATGCCAACCAGATCATTGCGTTGAGCTTTCAGTTCGGCGATTCTGTTTTGGATGTCAAGTTTTGACAATAATTGCGCGGCGATGCGGTTTGCAGTCTTTACGCTGTACCCCGCCCGAATAGCCGCTTGTGTAGCGTTTAAATCGATGAGGTACTCGCGACAGAACATTTCTTGTTTGTCGGTGAGTGCCATATTTAACCTTCAAGGAGAATAAAATGAGCAAATACAAAGTGGGTGATAAAGTGAAACTGAGGTCAGGGGGACCAGTCATGACTGTTCACCAAATCAGTGTTGCCCATCCTGCCATTTACAGGGGTAATCATCGCTGCCAGTGGTTTGCAGGTAAGAAGCTTGAAGAGGGCTATTTCCCTGATGATTCACTGGAGGAAATTAGGGATGAAGACCAATAAGGAGCAAGCTGTCTGTTGGATGCTTGGGCTTTTAGATCGTGACAAGTGCCTTTATCAAGACGATGTCGTGGATTACTTAGTCAAAAATAAGTTTGATGATCTTTTGGTTGAGAATGCAGATGGAAACTTGGCTATCGGGCGTCAAGTTCTTAATCAGTTTTTAAAGCACACGGTCGAAAATGTTGTATGGGTAAAACCACACCGTTATTGGCGCTATCGGGTTGCAGAGGACGAGTCTGGCAGAGAAGCGCGCGGGTAGTAATTATGGCGGCCAGCGTTCTTTTTGGTCGCCATAACAGAACATCCTGCTAGTTAGTAAAGTCTCCCGCTCGGTAATGGTGAGACCGACATGATTGCAAACATCTATAAGATTCTGTCAAAGGCACTTGTTAGCACCTTTTGCAGAGTTTTATAAATTACGCACATTGCAATTGAATGCCGGCTTCCGGTTCTTATTTGTTTAGCCCAAAGTATCGAGATACCGTTTTACCCGCATCGTTAGCAACATAGACAGTAGTGCCGGGACTCAGCTCAACTACATCAGTTGTCTTGTCTGGGCGCGTGACGTGCAGGTTACCGCTCTTCGATAACCGGACTTCTGTCGCCTCGTGAATTCGCTCTTCTGCCTCTTTGTATACAAACTTTATCGTCATCATTCTTCTGTTCCTTCTTCTGGTTTATACCTGTAATGATTGAGAGCCGTTGTGAAAGTGGCTCTCAATTTGTCTTTATTATCAACGGGCTCATTTTTGAGCCGGTCATGCTGCCTGATTATTCAACTGCCAAGATGCCCACAGTCCAGCTATCCATTGAATACCCTTCGGCGTGAATTTAGCCTGGGTAAATGCATGCCCGTTATTGAGGTTCTCACCTGTCTTGACCGTGAATCGGCCTGCATCAATATGCGGAGCGCGAGGCGTCATCTTCCCACCAAGAACGTACATAACATTTTGGGCTATCAGGAAAGATCTGAACTCTGGCTCTTTCGCCTTCAGTAGCTTGCAAGCCTCACGGAAGCCAAATGAACCGGATGCATTGACGTAGTTATCAACGAAATCAATCTTTGGAGCGGCAATAGCCAACTTGTTTTCTAGCTGAGCTTTCTGTTCGGCAAGGTCAGCAGCTAAGCGCAATGCTTCAGGTAGGGATTGAGGTATGCGAATGGGTTGATTTACAGCCTTTTCCAATTCTTGCCAGCGGTCTACTAGCTTGGCGGTAAATTCTGGTGATAGTTGGGCGACAACAATAATACTGTCTCGCTTCCCCTGCTCACCTTCAAAAACGTAAATAGACAATGGCCGCCCTGCTGTGGGCTTTTCCTCAAAATGAGGAGAAGCTATCACGCCCTTTTCAATCAGCGTTTCGATAGTTCGTTTAACATTGTCATGTCGCTTTTCTACCATCTCAGCTATTTCAATGCTGGTCATAGACATTACTTGGTCATTAACTGGATATTGCATGGCGATTACCTTTTTAGAGATGAAGCCTGCCGAAATGGATATCAGCCCGAAGAGACTCGCCAGTCATGCTGGGATCCACAGGCTTCATTCCTAAACAGGTTCTTCGGTGGGTTATTGCGCTTTCGGTGCGCGGGGTATTGCGGGTGTAAAAAAGGCCCAGTCGTTAAACTGAGCCTGATTTTTAGGATTTTGATAACTTACAACTAACTGTTTTATATAGTTTATTATTTACGACTCACTTTTGAGAACAATCTCGTCTCGCTATGTGAGGAATAAACTATGATTATCATCGAAATTGGAATGAAAATTCCTGCAGTGGTCGTTATCGCGCTTTGGTGTTTAGGGCAAAACCACAAAACTATCTATCACTTGATTCAATACTTCTTTCCACTCTGATTCGCGGCTTTGCGACTCCTCTCGGCGTTGCTACACTGAGAAATAGTCAAATATGATTCCATAACTTTCCATTACGAATCCTCCATATGTGAGAGCGGGAGACGCCATATACCTCCTCTAATTCTCGCATCGAAAGACCATGAACATTCCTTATGGATATCACTTCTTCCTTGGTTAATTTCGCAAAGTGGTTTAATTCTCCACTTGGGAGCACATTAAGCCCTGTGTCGTAAGCATGCTGCATATTTTCTGCGCGTGTCACCCACTCTAGGTTTTCCACCCTGCTATCCGTCTTGATGCCATTGATGTGGTTTATGTCTGGTTTCCCGTCCATTTTTGGGATAAATGCCTCAGCAACGAGGCGATGAACGGTCTTTTTACTTTCGATACCGTTTCTGTATAGCGAAACATGCGGATAGCCATGACCCCCACTCGCCGACTTTAGCCACTTACCTTTGCGCGTTGCTCCTTTGGCATCAACGCGAGGATGCGACCACACTCTTCCATCGCGAGTGATTGAATATTTTCCTTCATAGCCCGGAATGTCTTTCATGGCGCTTACCTTCTCTTTGAAATGAACCTTTGCCGCATAGGAAATCAGCCCGTCGAGGCTCGCCAGCACTAACTGACTCCTCAAAGGCTCATTCCAAAGGGTTGGGGTCGACGTGTTTTTTTTGCGCTGCGGAGCGCTTGGAAATTGCGGAAAACGCTCGTCTTTCCGAGCTGCCAAGATAATGATCAACCTCCAGTGGGGTTAAACAATCTCTGTCTTGACGCCATGCTTCACGATGAAGTTACCAATGGCGTCAATGTTTGGTTCGGTTGCCAAGATGAAACAGAAAATATTTAAAGTGTGCAGATATGGAATTACCCACCACTTAATGCTGATTTTGCACGTCAATGTTTTCGCCATGTCGGCACTCCGTTTTTAACTTGGAATAAGCTGACTCAAACCCTATCTGCTCACGCCAGTATCTGAATCTCTGCCAATTGATATGCCAAGCTTGATACCAAGCCATTGCTAATCCTTACTTCAGGCACACGTTATTGATATACGCCTGTAAGCCGTTTATTTGGCTGGTTGCAATTGCGATTCGCTCGCGGAGACTGAGATAATTTCGTTCAAATTCTGCATCATATCGGGGGCTGGCATCATCAGGGATGCTGGCGGGGCCGGTGGTTTTGGACACTGGCTTTGAACATGTTGCGTTGAGCTGCAACCGCTTAGTGCCATTAGCGATATCAGCACGAAGGCGCTCGTTTTCAGATTTGGCATCTGCTAGTTCCTTTGTGTGTTTTATATCGATGGCGGCCACGGCTTGGCGCTGGGCCTCTATCTGGTCGAGAGTGGCTTGTTGCTGCTTGGCTACTGTGGCTAACTCAGCTACATCACGATTGAGTGATTGCACCCTGTAGTGGTAGTAAGTTAGTCCAAACAGTGAAGCGACCAGCACAGCAATGAGTATTGCCGTTACCCGATTCATGATAGGAACAGCGCCCTTTCTCGCTGGCGGCGTGGTAGCAATATCTCTGGGTCATTACCGGCTTTCTTCCACATAAGGAATGCATCAGCAGCCCCCTTGTAGTCACCAGCGTTAAGGCGTTTCAGCACGGTAGAATTAGAAAATGCTGTCGGCCCAATGTTGAATATCAGACTACACAACGCATCGTACTGGTTCTGAGTAAGTGGGACTTTCACGTTAGTTGCGATGGACTTTTCAACCCAGGCTAAGTCAGAACGTAGCAACTCAGATGATTTGTTTTTGGTGATGACCATGCCAACAGCAACTGGCTTTCCATCAACTACGCCAGTATGTCCAACTCCAACAGTGGGGATGCCGCGAGTATCTTTATAGCCGATGAGCTTTTCACCCTCTTCGGCCTTAAGTTTGTTTATTCCGTTATCACTGATTTGCATTGCCAGCCCCTGTCTTGTTGCCAACGATGCGCTTAAGCACCGATCCGATATAGTCAGTGCCGAGGTAACCAATAAAGACACTCGACACCATTGCCCAGCCTTGGTCGATACTGAGCAATACAAAGATGTCTTTTAGGAACCAGGCGATGATTGAGCACATCGCTGCATCAAGCATTCGTTGAGTTCGCCCACCACCCGCGTACCATCCGCGCAATAAAGCCATAATTGCAGCAACCAACGCACTTAGTAATTCACCTCTGTGCTCTGCAACCCATGCAGCTATCAGCGTCCATACATCTGGGGAGTTGTGCATTTTCATATCCTGCCTCCCCATTGGGGAAATTAATCCCGGCGTATGTCGGGTTCGTATGCTGTTGTGTAGGGAATAGCTCCCGCCGTAGTCATTCGAAAATGTGAGGGTGTTTTCAGTGATTGACTGTTTTGACGGGAGCTAAATAAAAAAGGCCCACCGAAGTGAGCCTTAAAATAGATTTGCCACACATGACCAGCATGCAGGTATTAACGATTGCCTACGGCTAGTGATGTGTGGGCTTTTAATTGGTATGTAGTGCCCGCCTTGGCGAGTGTTGGATTTAACTGCTTCACCACATTCGGCTGGGCGCTGCCTCGTCCAAGCCTCGGAGGATGGAAAGATTCAGGCTCTTTCAGTACCCATGCGAATGTAGAAATGAAAAAGCCCCGGCGATTAACAGGGGCTTTTTTGTACTTGCGGCACCAACTTAAGACAGATACGGCACCTTACCCTTTAATAGTGGCTCATTGGCTCACTGATGTCAACACGTTCTATGCTACTTTCTTTATTTTACCGACACGTTTGCGACTGATGAAGGCATGTTGCATTGGTTGGTATAGCATCCACACCGCCGCAGCCAATATTTCATCCACTTCACGACGGCACGTTATCAGTGATGGTTTTTTCATCCGATCCCCACCTCTCGTTGACATCTTGCGGGGTTTTGCAGTCTCGAAGTAGTACGATGCAATTGCTCGCTTGGATGCCCCATGAGAGTAATAACTAATCAAAATGCCAAGGGCCTTTATGTCAATGCGCATAACGGAATCTACGACCTGAGAAATCAACATTCCGTCATCGTCATTGCACATAGGCCTTGATGGGCTTCCCTGCGGCTCTACTGTCGCCATGTACTGAGCTATAACGCTGCTCATGCGCTTCTCTAATCTCCCCGAGTAAACCCATGCGCCCCACAGTTCAAGCCATCCATTGACCCAATCATGCTGTTCTTTGGTTAGTTTTAACTGAGTTACATTCATGCGGACCTCTTCCTGCCAGTTGTCCCAACCATCAGCCGACCATTAACAATGGCGTGGCGTTCGCCTTTCACGTCATTGGCATATTTCTTTACCGTTGAGCGCTGAGTATTTAGTTGGGCCGCAACAGTTGATTGGTTGCCATAAGCGGCGATAAGTAACTCTGGAATGGTTTTTACATATGCGTTCACGCTGCTACCTCCTGAAAATGGGATCGCCTTTTCTCAAGCATCTTGGATTTTTTGGTGAAGATGGTTTTAATGCGGATTAGATATGAAATGTCGAACTTGCGGGTTTCGTGGTTTGAATCTACTTCCTGAACTTTGTCTAAGCCATCACGCTCGATAAGCCCTATTCTGAAACCGGCTACATTGCCGCTTAGGTGTCGATTACAATAAACGCATTGGGAACCAGTATTGTGAAGATTAAATCGGAGGTGGGGTGCTGCGCCTCGGCTTCGATAGTGACCACATTCCATCGTTCCGCCGTACTTCTGTTCCGGGTACCTGCCGCAACTGATGCAGGGGGTGCCTAAATATTTGAGTCTCACATACTTGTTAAACGCTGCTTGGGCCTCTGCCATTCGTTGAGGTTTGGTTTTTAACTTTTCCCTCCTGGCTTTCAATTCGTCTTTCTGAGTCTTGGCTAACTGCTTATCTGCTACTAATTTCTTCTTCTGCCTTCGCTCACGGTCTTTTCGGTATAAAAGTATGGCGTACTCTTCTCGATGTTCTGGACAGCACCACCACGTTTCTACGCGGTCAGGTTTGAACCTCGTTTTGCATACTTTGCAGTTACGATGATTCGGTAGCTTGTTTATCATCGGCTTCCTCCAGCATTTCTCTCGAAGCGTTTTCACGTTCGCATTGGTCGCAGGAATAAACTTCATCAGGCTTCAGTGTGGCGCGGCAGAACGCGCAGACGGATCGCTGTAGTTCAAGCATTCTTTCTACTCCTGAGTCTTAGCCAGCGTTTAGCTAATAACGGATAGATAGCGTCATATGTGGGTATTTCGCTGGCGGGGATTGGTTTGGTTGGCTTGGTTCGGTGGGATACTTTGAAGATTGAGTTTTCCATTACTGCAACTATGCTGCTTTGCCTTTGTCGCATGGCGCATTTCCCCATCGGTTGGCCCACTCCACTTCTCGCTTGGCATCATCGCTAAACTTCACGTTATGCTCAGTGCCGAACCAGTAAGCAGCCTCGATAACCTCTACCATCTCGCTCTTTCTCATCTGGCTTGTGCGATGACCAAAGCGAACATAGCCACCAGTAATGCCCGGTGCCTGTCTGCGTTCCTGCTTCTTGGTTTCTGCTACAAGGTCAGTGATTAAATCCTTCCAGTCCTCTTTGCTGTACTTCACGCCATGCCAGTAAACCTGCTCGGCTATATCAGTAAGCAGCGGCCACATTTTGTTATTCTGTGGAAGACTTCGCTTAGGTTCCTGGATGATGACTTCTTTGGGGGATTTGAAATCGAGCGGAGTGTTTCTGATGGCTGCTATTGCGTTTTGTCTGATGCTTTCGTTTAGAAGTAAATACTTCTGTTTATCCATCATATTCCCCTAATAAGCTCTTGATATTTAGCCTTTGATTCCTTCAGCCATAATTCGGTATGTAAGTTATTTAGTTTTTGCATGGTTTTGAATCTTGGACGCTTTTGTAATGGTTCCTCAATTACAACTCCATCAATTCTCCAAGCGTTACCGTAGGCGTACCATTTGTTATTAGCCCAAATATCTATCTCTTTTCCTTCAAATTTAAAGCTGACAAGCCCATCTCTACACCCAACCAATTCACCAGAGTCAATAATCCGATTTAATATTTCATCCCATAGAGGACAAAAATCATGCTGATAATAACCGAATATTGTGTTTTCTATATGGGATAATATTTCAGTATTCATAGTGGCTTCTCCGGCGCGGCGGGTAGTGGCATCCAGTGAGATATTTCCAAATCATCTACATCGCCCGTATCAGCTCGAAACTCACCATCGTCAAAATGCATTGTCCAAATCACGCCACATTCATCAACACCCAAACACAATGTGTCATCTTCCGGCATCTGGTCACTGCACTTAATCCAACTACCAAGCCCCGCTTGGGAGTTCAACTGTGGGGTGGTGTTGTAGGCGCTGAGTGAAACAACAAGTGGAAGATAATGACTACCTGTTTCGTGGTCATGATAGCTTTCAAGTTCACCCGTCTTTGTTGGTTCTGGCCCAGTCCACCACGTCACAGGCTCAGCCCTCTTTGCAGCTAACGCGATTGAAACTAATTTAATAACTTCCTCATCTGATACGTCATTGTATTCTTCATGAACGTATTGATTAATTAAGTCTTTAAGTCTCCCTACAGTGAAACTATCTAATGCTTTCATATCAATGCCTCATGACCTAACCCTGAATCAGTGAAAGTTAATACAACCTTTGTCGGGTCAGCCTTTTGTGGTGATTCGTTTGGTTTGCAAACAATGAAACCGACGCCAAATTGTTCCGCATCTTTTTGCGCTTTTGATACCACTAAAGCGATTCGGGCCAGTTCCATTTGCTCGCTTCGAGTTAATCCGTTTTCTAGTGGCTGACGAATAAACTCTTCCAGTCTCTCTACGGTGAAACTATCTAATTCTTTCATGGTTTTGGTATCCCGTCATATACTTCCGATAAGTGGCCTCTGATTTGCATTCTTCTTAATGCGCTATACATGAAATCGCATTCAGCTTGCTTGTTGGCCTTGAACGGCTTGGATGCCGATGAGCACCACAAGGCATTTCCGGGCCAGCCATGTATCTTGTAAACTCGCCCATTCTTCACATGCAGTAACCCCCAACCTTGCGGCAGGTCAGTGGCGTTAATAATTCCCGGCTCACAAATAAAAAAGCGCCAATCACCCATACCAATATCGGGATCAATACGAAATCGCTTTTTCTTATCTGCCAAAAAATCAGAGCGGGAGCACTTAGCTTCAATCAGGCAGGACGCCAGATTTCGGAAACCTATTGCATCTGGCTGCTCTCCAGTTGATACGGCGGCAACAAATCGATCATGAAATGCCACTTTAAATCCGTTGTTCCTGAGAAACTTTTCAGAAATCAGGCATAGCTCATCATGAGTTAACCGTTGCTCACTCATTCACTCTCTCCCTTGATTCGAATACCGGCAGTGCGGATGGCTGTGTACCAGTTTTCGTCGCGCTTATATCCTCCGTGAACAAACCCATCGCGGTAGTCGGTTGTTTTACCTGAAAAATCGTATTTTGGTGAGGCTGGTATTACTTGAAGCTTTGATCTGCTTGACTGCCATGCATCCCATGAAATTCGCACTCGATAATTTAGATATAGCCCGCAATCCATGCATAAATCTTCATCGTCGAATAGTTGCGGTCTTATCCAAGCTTCAAAGTCAGACTGCGATTTAGTTATGTCCATCAAATTTTCCTCGAATTGATTTACAGCAGCACTTCCGCGTCACTGTCACGGTCATGTGATGCGAAATAGATATCCCACTCGCTGTAGTAAATTCCGTTGTACCTTGCACCTGAGCAATCAACGTCTTCATCAGTGCCAAAGCACTCTTCGTAAATTGCTTGAAAGGTGTTTTCAGGTAACTGGCTTAGGAATTTAATGCGGAGGGCTTGTTCGTGGCGTTCTTGCTGCTCTATCTGATGTTTTATGAATTCGCCTAAGGCGCTCATGATTTCCTCGTCATGTTCAGCTTGGCGCGCAGTTCAGCAATGTGATCCAGTGCCTTCTCGTTACTAACCGGTATGTGAAGTTTAGGGATTTGCACTACCGGCGCGGGGATGGGCTCACCAGATTCAATGCGCTTCGACATGTCAGCCAGCTCTTTGCCGCAACGTTTCCGTAAGTCCTGCTCAGATAACCCCTGCACTCGCTGTTGTGAATAAAGCTTTGTGACCATCCAGTAGGCCGGATTGCTGGGCCATGGGAATGCTTCGGCACTGCTGAACATGTCACGACGCTTGGCGTAGTCCATCACCATGTCATAAAGCTCATCCGCATCGGGCAGTCCAGCGGCGCGGGTGGCACCCTGCTTACACCATGCAATGAATTGGCCGGGTGACGGGAGGAACGGCGTAGCCTGCTGACGGGCGATCTTCATTCCAGCGTTAACTTGGTCGATACTGGTAATTCCGTTTTCGATAAATGCCAAAACCCACTGGCGGCGAAGCTCATTCAGGTCGCTTTGGTCTTTGATGCTGGTCATCAGCGCTGGAAATGCAGCCTTCAACTGGCGAAATAGCTCGTTGAATATCTGCGCGGCCTGCTCTGGCACCTGCTGCTTTGGCTTATCAGCGGCGTACATCTGCTGCAATGATTGACCATCACGGTTCTGGATGGCTGTGACGACATTTCTCATACCGATACCCCGTTTATCCAGTCAGTGTTATCAAAATCAATAACAGGCTTACCAGTGGCGGTGCCTGATTGCTGCTTCTTGCGCTTGATGTCCAGCTTGTCCCACTTCTCGCGTAGCGTTGACGGGCAAAGCACGTTGCCACACCAGAAGCTATCCTGCGTGGCCCATTTGAATAGAACACACATTTCTCGGTGATTCCTTCCATCCCGTTCACGCATCAACCGGATGCTATTGGCCCAGCCAGCAAAAGACGGCTTCTTAGCATCGGGGGCAATCATCAGCACGGCGCTGAACATCCACTCAGCCGCTCTAAGGTCATCAGCAGTCCCCCAATTTTTACCGCTTTGGATTGCAGCATCAGGACGAACTACAGGAAGCTTCTTAGGTGGGGTGTCAGGGGATTCGTTAGAATTCTCTGACGTAAAGGGTTTTATATTATTGTTATTACCTTCTTGTTCATGATGTGCGGGTTTAAGTGCGGCGTTATGTGCGGCGCCACCCTCTAAAGCCGCGCCGTTACTGGCTTCACCATGTGCGGGTTTAAGTGCGGCGTTATGTGCGGGTAAATTGTCTATTTTTTCGGCATATTCAGCGTAATTTAGGATAGTTATTACCGTCCCTTTTCGCTTCTCACCGCCCGTTGCAATCATCCCTTCTTTGACGAAAAAGGAGAGCATCCTGCCCACCGCATCACGGCTTGTTGGCTTACCTTCCCTGTCGCACAGAGATAGCCCTAAATCAGCCGCTGTCGTGACCAGTTGACCGGCTTGAAGATTCCATTGGTGGCCTTTGAAATTAACCGTACGGGGCTTTCTTTGAGCACCCAATAACAGGTCCTCCCAGAGAGTCCGCAGGAAAACATCTTTGTGCCAAGGTTTCTTCTTGATGCTTCGGTACAACGGGACATAACCAAGCTTCTGGTTCTCCATCCTGTTGCTCCTGAGTTCCCCCTGTATTTGCTCGGGAAATAATAAGATTTTCGCCGTATTCATTTGGCCTCCATGCGCTCAAAATTAATCACCCATACCCATGGGTTAGCCTGCCAGCTTTCTTCGCCGTAGATTGATATCCACAACTCCGCAAAGTTGTCATATGGTGTCTCGTATTCTCCTCCGCTATCTGGGTCGGAATATGTTGGACGCCACCCTGTTAGCTCCATTCCTTCCGCTTGAGCATCTTCTTGACTGATATCCTGCAGCCGCTCAACTCGAACGCCAGTAATCAGCAAGTTAATGCGTGACGCCCAGCGTGGCATGTGGATTGATGGCACCCACTTAGCGGGGCAGACAGTTGCCTTGCGCATCTCCTCAATCCAGTCATGGTCAGCGCGATACGTGAGTAAGCCGCCATGCTTGTTCCATGTCTCGCGAACCCATAACTGATCTCCGGGCTTACCGAGTGGGCATGAAACATCTATAAATCCAGCCTGAAATGCTGCGTTAACCTGCTGGCTAAGGTTAAATCCATCTTGCCAAGCACCAAGCTCTCGCAATCTCCGCTCGGTAACTTGAGGCTGAACCTTCATAATTCGCCGCGTCTGTGTCTTGCGACCGCTGAGAATGGCGTTGACCATCTCGGCATTGAAAAGTATTGGCTTCTCGTTCATAATTACTCCTGTGAATTGATCCAGTTAATTTGCATTGATGCCCTTACAGTTGACGCTGTTGGGGCATTTTCTTTAGAACAATGCTGGAGTCCTGTTGACTGGCTTCCTAGCCTTGGCTTTCTTTGCTTCGGCCTTATCAGCCGCCGTTGTGTTCTTAATTGCCCACGCCTTAGCCAGCCGTAAGCAGTCATCAAACATCTTTCCCTTTGCGCTTGCCTGTGAGCAGCGCCGATAGTGGTCAACTCCAAAATTCGCCCCCCCCTGAGCGATTGGTAACGAGTACCCAGCCGCTAGAAGCTCTTGCTTGATGTTGTGTTCGATAAATTGGATGTGGTTCACTAGAGCCTCCGTTAAGCGCTAAACCCCACTGATTGGTTGTTATGCTGCGTAAGCAACTCAGCTACCGACCTAGCAAGCCGGTTAAGTTCCTCGTCCTCCACTCCGTATTCCAATATCGCCAGCATCATGCTCACTTGCTGGAAGAAGCCGTGTTTCCACTTGCTTATCCGTGACTCATGAATACCCATCTGAGCAGCAAACTTCCCCTGCCCCATCATTGCGATCTTGTTCAATAAAGCGGTCTCAATCTTCATTGCTTTCTTGCTGTTACTTGCACGTTCCATTGCGTACTCTTCCCTTGTTAGATGTTGTTACGTTACAAAGCCGTAGCTAATGTCACTTGTGATTAGTTTTTTGGTGGTGCACTTTTCAGCGCTCGATTGAAGTGTTTAATGCGGGTGGTGATTAAGCGGCTTGACGATATGCAGTTTCTTCAAACTTAAGAGCACCGTTTGTTACTTCAGCTAAACGGTATGCATCTTTCTCAGGTATTACAGGCTTCCACTGGGATACGGCAGCGTCACTAATTCCTAACGCACGAGCTACAGCTCTTTGGCTCCCGAAGTGGGCAATGACTTCTTTCTTCAGCATGTCCACGTCCTTTATTGATTGCGGTTATTAAGAGTTCTTAAATTATTCACCGAAAGGATTCTTAAGTCAATTGAATTTAAGATTGCTTAATTATGAAAAACGAAACTGTCGGTCAGCGCATCCGCAAGCGCAGAAAAGAATTGCGGATCACTCAGGAAACTCTCGGGAATCGCATTGGAGTGAAGGGTGCTGCCGTGTCGCAATGGGAAGACGACAAGACGGCCCCTAATGGAGATAACCTACTAAGCCTTGCTCGGGAACTTCAGTGCGCCCCTGAATTTATTTTGTATGGGGAAAATTCAGCATCTAATGTGGAACCAGCAAAATTAGATTCACGCATGGTTCCAGTTCTTAGTTATGTACAGGCCGGAGCTTGGACAGCTGAGTGTACAATCCGATCCTTAGATGGGGATTTAGAATTTTTGCAGACAAATCTTGACCTATCTTCCTCTGCTTTTGCCTTGCTCATTAAAGGCCGGTCAATGGAACCCGAGTTCTCAGAGGGAGACTCAGTAATAATAGATCCTGAAGTATTCCCGCTCCCTGGTGATTTTGTGGCAGCAGAGAATGGAGAGCATGAGGCACTATTCAAAAAATATCGACCAAGGGGGATAATAAATGGGAAGGATGTATTTGAATTGGTTCCTTTAAATGATGATTATCCGATATTGAGATCCGACTCATCACAAATCAGAATTATCGGCACCATGATGGAGCATAGAAAATACAGAAAACGCCGGTAGTCTTAAGAATACCCCAGCACAACCCGCCACTGAGCGGGTTTTTTATTACCTAAATTTCAATATTTCTTAATGACTTAGAAAATAACTTAAGTTTTCTTCAAAATAACTATTGCACACAAACTTAAGAAGTCTTAAATTAAGTCCATCAACACGGCAGGACGCCAAAAGTACGACAGGAAGTTAAAACTCAATCGAGCGCTGAAAAGTGCAAATAACCAAACGAGATAGGTTTGGGATGCGGTGAATGCTGGCATACGCACAGAAAGTCACTCAGGTGAAACTGCCGGGCTACAGATAGACGGCCACCACATCACCAAAGCTATCTCAGGAGAACAACATGATTAAGCCGCACACTATTAAAGAAAATTGCCGCAGCCGTCGTGATGCACAGCGTAAAGCAAAGCAACAGGCATATGCCATCGCTAACCCTATGTCAGTCGGTCGAAAGTATCAGGTTGACGCTTATTCCACATCACCAGTTAGACGCGCTGGTTACTCGCCTGCTCCACTACGGATGATTGCCAGCGCGGCATTTGGTAGAGTTAAGGCGTACAAGATGCATATTCTCCGCGCTTCATATCTCTTCGAATATGAGTTCAAGCGCAAACCGGTAATTGAAGGTGGATTGTGCTTGCCAGAAGTCGCTAAATTCGCCGCTGGTTACAGGAAAAATGCTAAACTCCTTGAATCAAAAGAATCAACAGCAAAACATTAACCAATTTAGATAATTAAACAGGATGGTAGTTATTTAATGGGTAAAACAATATTTAGAATGATAAATGGCCGAGCTGTACCAATAGTGGTAGATGAAGAGATTATTGGTGATGGCAGTTCGTTTGCATACAAACAAACACCAAAGCACGTAAGCACAGAAAGAAATCTCTCCGATAAGGCATCATTTGTAGTACCAAATGCTGTCTGCATATCGTGCGGAAAGGATGTTTTTTATTATGAAAATTCATTTGGATCTAGAGTATTGTTTGATTCATTAGGTCCGCCATGGCCTATCCATCCATGTTATTCCAATCAGGTAGAGATAAAAAAAGGAGACGCGTTAACAATTGAGCCTGGATGGGAGCCTGTTATAATAGATAAGGTCATCATAACGTCGAGCGGCGGTATAAGAATTCAGGGACTTTTGGATAAACAATGGATTAGATTCTTCTTTGAAGAAAAGATATTTTCAAGAATGAAGATATCCACCGAGGACGCGAAAAATTTAATCGCTTATGGTTCGTTTGAAAAGGGACTCATACAAACCCATAATGGGAAGAAGCTATTTTCAACAAAATATCAAAAAATTGACAATATAATTAATACCGAAGCATCAGAAAAAGATGCCGAAAAGTCTACAAAGAATGAATATGCAAAAAAAATACTAGAGTATACAGCGAGAAAAAGGATTTTGAATGATGAGTTTGTGATGTTGGAAATATACTTTGGTGCTAATATAAAATCACAAATGATATTTAAAAGTGATAATTTTGATAAATACTTCAAGGGAATGAGCGTTTTTAAGTTAAAAAGAACAAGGCAACAAAACGATATTATTTTTAGCTGTAAATCAGATATTAAAGGCATATCTATTATGCTGAACAATCTAGCAACAGGGGTAAATCATTTAGATGCAGATTTGAGGAGTGAAGAAATAAATAATGCAAGTAAAAATAATATGCATTTTGTTGGTGTATTTCTCGCGTCTGAGATTAGGTATTTAGATGATACTAAAGAACAGATTGTTTTAAGGGGCACGCTAAATAAAAGATTTAAAGTAAACTACCTGATAGACGACACTGTTTTAGCCAAAAGACTCTATGATAATTATGGAGATCTAAAATCCTCTATAAAAATAGAATCCATAATTGTTATGGATAACGAAGAGTATATAGAGCTTAGCATAAGCAACAAACAGTTTTCACCATTTATAGTTCAGTTTATCGCTGATAAAGTTATATCGAAAATCGATAAGGTTAAATCCCTTAAAGAGATGGCGCTCTTGGAGGAAACTGAGAAGGCCAAGACAATTGAAGATCAAATCACTAGGTTATCTTCCGAGATCTCTAGCGCAATGGCAGATGCCTTCGCATCCGCTAAAAAGCGAAAGTGACACCAACCCGCTTCGGCGGGTTTTTATTGGCCCCAGCTTGCAGCACAGAGCGACCAAGCGCGGACAATATATGTTTGCCTGAAGTAGCTAAGTTTGCAGCAGGCTTCCGTAAGTCAGAATCATTAACAGCGAGGTAGGTATGAAATTTCGCGTTTGGCATATCCCACAAGTACCAATGAAGTCGTTTCAGGTTGAAGTGGCAAGTGTCGAAGAAGGCGTCCGTATGATGAATGCGCTGGCTGACTACGACCTTTTTCAATACGAGAACAACATCAAGCCGGACTACTGCAACATGAACGGCCTGCAAATGTGGGATGAAAGCCTTACTGAAGAAGACATGGCTGACATGGAACTTACAGACAAGTGGGTTGACTGGTACAGCGATGAATATGAAGACCCTCGCGAGTATGTCGAGTCTCAGAATCGTACTGATAATTTAGAAGCCCACCACATAGTTAAGGGGTAAGAGAATGAAAACTGAATTAGGCATAAAGGTCGATATTGACGTTAAGCGCATCAAGACGTGTATCAAAGTGAGAGATACATTTACCGCCGATGTGATTGATGCTGATGGGGAAGTTATTCGAACATTAGAAAGTGAATATGTCCCTGATTGCTTCCCTGGAAACCACTACGGCGATTATCTCGAGCTTGATATCGATATTGAAACGGGGCAAATCCTGAACTGGAAGAAGCCTACGCAAGTCGAATTAAGCCAGTTAGTTGGCGAGGGAGAAGAAGATTAACGAGGTCACTTCGGTGGCCTTTTTTATTGGCGGGTAAATGAGGAATGAATGATGAAAATTAAAAGTCTGAAAGATGGTAACGGTCGCGACCTTTACGGGAAGCTTGAGTGTGAACATTGCGGCGCAGAGGAAAAGTTATCAGGGGGCTACGACGATGGTTTCTGGCGCGGCATGGTTCTTCCGGCAATGTTTTGCTCATCTTGCGGGCTTAATCGAGACGGGGACACTAGAACACCAGAAGTGGTGGCAGCGCTTCAAGCTAAAGGCGTTAACGGCATCTAGCTAGTGACCTTACCCCTGCCACTTAACCGGTGGCAGCAATAAGACCACTAGATGAGGTGATGTATGACAGGAAAATACACGGCAGGGCCATTCAGCTTTAACGGTTGTGCTGATTGGTGGGATATATCAGAAGCAAAATTTTACACAGTCACCGACAAAGAGGGGTTGATAGTTGCTTTTGTAAAAGAGTGGTCAGATGGAAAAGCTGAGGCCATTAGTAATGCAACTTTATTCAGCGCTGTACCCGAACTACTTGAAGCACTGAAAGCTGTTGTTGCAATAGCTGACCGCGATACTGATGTTTTTAATGCAGCAAAAGCAGCCATTGCTAAGGCAACTGGAGTGGACGCAATGATTAAGGCGAGAGGGTGAGATATGCAATGTCAATATTGTGGCGGCCCTGTTATCTGGAAAGGCCCATTCTCAGCACTAACTCACACTGAATGCCAAGAATGCGGCGCTATAAATTGCCAAGCAGTAGAGCCAGCTGAAGACGAAGAAACCGAGTAACTCCCCACCCCACCAATCCCCAGAGTAAATAACTGACAACAGTCGGTGTTTTGCTGTGGGCTAAACACAAGGAAATGAGCATGAGTGAAGCAACCGGCTTATCGATTGTTATCGAAGCTAAGAACGCTCTCGCAGTATTTACCCAGCCTGACCACATCGAATCAATTCTTCAGCAGGTTGAGAAAGAAGTTAATTCGTTTGTTCCAGACGTCAGCACAAAGAAAGGCCGCGACGCTATTGCTTCTCTCGGCTTGAAAGTGGCTAAGACCAAAACTTATTTGGATGGTCTGGGTAAGGATCTGGTTACCGAATACAAAGAGGTGCCAAAGAAAATTGATGCCAGCCGAAAGACGGTTCGTGACCGGTTGGACGCACTGAAAGAAAAGGTTTTGCTACCGAAGTTGGAGTATGAAGCAGAACAAGAACGAATTGCAGCAGAAGCGGCCTATGCAGCCATGTGGCAGGAAGCCCATGAAATGGACGCCAGTATCACAGCGGAGCGGCTGGTCAAGAAAGAGTCTGACCACGAAATGGCCCTGCTAATGAATGACGCTTTCGACCGTGACGCCAAGGCGAAAGCTGATGAAATTGAACGCCTGCGGAAAGCACATGAAGAATTCATAGTTCAACAGGCAGCAGAAAAAGCGAAGCGTGAAGTTGAAGAAAAAGCCAAGCGCGACATTGAAGCCGCAGAACAACGTGAACGTGATGCAAAACTGGCTCAGGAACGAGCTGAACAGACCGCCAAGGATGCCGCAGCCAAAGCCGAACGTGACGCCAAGGAATTAGCTGAACGTGTCGAGCGCGAGAAGCAGGACGCTATCGCAGCAGAGAAACTTAAAGCACAGCAGGAAGCTGATCGAGTTCAACGTGAAGCTAAGCAGAAAGAAAATGCCCGGCTGGCAGAAGAGAAGCGTGTTGCTGATGAAGCGGCGGCGCGAGCAGCTAACGAAGCACATCGCAAAACTGTTGGCACCGCCGTGGTAAATGGACTGATTGAACACGCAGGGCTAACCCGCGAACAAGCCATTGTCACTCTCTGCGCGATTAAAGACAGCAAAATTCCTCACACAAATATCCACTACTAATTAAACCGGAGTATCCCATGCATACCTTTTGTATAGCAGGGTGGCCTTGCGTGGGCTGCTCTGATGAACCACCACGCAATCCACTTATAGAACTTCTGCTCTGGATTGCCAAAACATTGAACCAGCGAGGTGAGCCTTAATGGATATCGTAAAAGCACTCCAGCTACTCGCGGTTGATGCTCGCCGCGTTGGTAACAATGACCTGTTTCAGGTTGCCTTTTGTCTCTTCTATCGGGGGTCAAAATGAGCCTAGCAACCACAAAACTGGAAAGCATCGCAAATCGAAGAAACCACGTTCTGGACGCCCTCAACTTTCGTCGACAAAACCTAAGAAAAGCAAAGCAGACATCGTTATCACAAGCGAAGTTAGAGCGGATTAATCAGCGCTACTTCTTGGGCGAACAACCATTTTAAGGTGATTTATGGAAACCAAGCTGGTTTACAAAGCAATCAGCGCCGTCGCTGGTGAATTATCTGAACAAGGCATTAAAAAAGAAAGGAAGCAAGGTAGTCAGGTCACATACGCATTTAGGGGAATTGATGCTGTTTATAACGCTCTAGCCCCGGCACTTGTTAAGCATGGATTGCTAATTCTTCCCCGCTGCACTGAAAGGACTTCATGTGAGCGGGTTAGTAAAAGCGGTGGTGCATTGTTTTATATAACCGTTCGAGCTGAGTTTGATTTTGTCAGTGTTGAAGATGGGAGCATTCATACCGTCGTTACATATGGAGAGGCAATGGATAGCGGGGACAAGGCCACGAATAAGGCAATGTCTATAGCATACAAATACGCCGCGTTTCAGGCGTTCTGCATCCCAACAGAAGAGACAGCAGCCGATCCTGATGCAGAAATTCATCACCCAGCACCCCGAACTCCAGATCAAATACTTGCCGACTTCACCTCACAAGCAAGCAACTGCCAGTCTCTGGATGAGCTAAAGGGAATTTATACGCCAGCATGGAATGCTTTGGCTAACTCAGTAGAACATCAGACTAAGTGCGTTGAAGTATTCAGACACAGAAGCACAGAACTAAAACCACAAAAGGCGGCATAAATGGCTAGCAGAGGCGTAAATAAAGTGATTTTGGTCGGAAATTTAGGCCAAGACCCAGAAGTAAGATATATGCCTAACGGCGGCGCGGTAGCCAGTATCACCCTTGCAACATCGGAAAGTTGGCGAGATAAAGCCACAGGCGAGCAAAAGGAAAAAACTGAGTGGCACCGGATTGTGCTGTTCGGGAAATTGGCAGAAGTGGCTGGTGAGTACCTACGGAAAGGTTCTCAGATCTATATCGAGGGAGTACTGCAAACACGGAAGTGGCAAGACCAATCAGGACAGGATCGCTACACAACGGAAGTGGTGGTTAATGTCGGCGGCACGATGCAAATGCTCGGCAGCAAGCAAGGTGATTCACAGGGAACTCAAAGCCAAGGACGGCAACAATCAGGCCCACAACAGAATCAGCAGCAATGGGGCCAGCAACATGCGCAGGGACAGCAACAGGCAGCGCACCAAAGCAGCGAACCACCAATGGATTTTGACGACGACATTCCATTCTGATGTAACCACTCCCCGCAGGTAATCTCATGACAATCAGAAAAGAAAACTATGCAGAAATAATTGCAGGATGCCTCTCGGCTTTTGATTGTGCAAAGCGGGGAGAAGAACACGAACGGCTGAACAAGACGATTATAAGGACGATAGGCAGGATAACGGCGAATTACCCTCGTTGCCCTGCTAACTTGTTACCGCTGGAGCGGCGTCCATTCAGCTTAAGCAATCCTGCTCCGATTATTACAAGTCAGGTTGGCCGTGAATATGCCGGTATTGGCTGGTCGGTCAAGCAGGACTAATCCCCCACCCCATTACCGGCAGTCAATCTGCTGAGGAAACAGTTATGTCTGAAAATACTGATTATGACAAAGCATGCCGAGAAATAGCTCGCATTGCAGCAGCACTTGGAATTGTCGATTACAGCGGTGACACCAGTGAGATATTCGACGCAATTATTATCAAGGATGAGAAGCATCAAGCATTGGTTGGTGAGAATACCGTGATGTTAAATCTGCTCACTGACATTAGCGAAAATCATTCTGAGTTTGTTGATGAGAGTGATGATTACATGTATGCCAGCATCCCTCTTGATTATGTATCTGAAATAAACACTTACGTTTCTCGTGATGTAGATGCCGAAAATCCATTTATCGCTACGGATAAGGCGCTTAACGAGATAAAGGCGAGGGGTGTTGATGAGTTCACGGCCAAGATTGCACGCGATTTACGGATGGCGGGCGGTGGTCATGGATATCATGAAGAGCCTTATCATGAATTCGCTGATCACATTGAATGCAAAGGTGGTGATTTCGCCGCCAGCCTGAGGGGTGAACATGAAATCAAATCGTGAAGCTAAGCGGCTACTTGGCATGTTCACTAACGGAAGGCTTCGAGTAAGTAATCTTGGCTGGTTAGTTTTTAGCGCTAATTACCCTGACGTATGGATGGAAAGGAATCTATCAGCTAGACAAAATCGCGCTAGAAAATGGCATAAGAAATTCCGTGAAAGCCTGAGGGGTAACAACTGATGAATAACATCGAAGAGTTGAAGAAAGTCGCTTTGGCAGCAACACCGGGGCCATGGGAAAAGTGTGATTCTTATGGCCCTAATGAAAATGGAACCTGTATCAGCGCGGTCGAAAGGCCTGATTTAATGATTGCCAGCACTACGGGTTATTACGGGCGAGTTGGCGGGATTGCTAATACTCATTTTATTGCCCTTGCTAATCCAGCCGTAATCCTTGACCTGATAGCCCAACTGGAAGCGGCGCAGAAAGAGCGTGATGAATTCCGGCTGGCTTTTCAGCAGAACGAGCAGGCAAAACAGGAGTTATTCGCACAAAAAGACCTCTTAATTACAGCAAATCTGAATATTTCGCGCCGCGCCGAGAAAGCAGAAGCCGAGTTATCAGCGGCAAACGAGAAGCACGGCTGGATTAAGTGCAGTGAACAGATGCCCGATCCAAACCGGCAACGCCGTGTGTGCGTGTTTACACCACATCATGCCGCTGACCTGAGATACCGGCTTGTACCCGCCAACTTGTTCAAAGCGGTATGCAGCTCTGCTACGCATTGGCATTACGTTAATGATCCAGTAGAGGGGGCGCCAGCACCAGTTAAATACATCGTCATTTTGCAAAGAGCTTGGTGCAATGATAGCGGCTCAGGAATCAATTATCACTCTGACCTTGTTGAGTTTGATAAGCGAGATAAGGCAATAAAGTACGGCTTTGAAATTCAGGATAGTGACGATTTTAATATCGGCGTGCTCACAAATGGTGCTTTGACGTCATTCGATTGGATGGCTAAACCACTTGCAGAAACCAAGGCTTCTTTAGCAAAGATTGCCAGTGGAATAGGCATAGAGGGGAATGCAGATGCTGAGTAAAGAGCAGTTGGAAAAACGAATTGCAGAAATTCGAAAAACTCCTGGCGCAGTCCTGTGGCCTACAGGTGACCGCGTAGAATTAGCGCTGAATGAAGCTGAGGCATTAGAGGAGCTGCTATCACTACGTGAGCAACTCGCAGAGTTGAAAGCGTTGCCGCCGATTGGTCAGATTGTGTTGAGTGATTATGATTCTGACGGAACACGAACGGCGCGAGTAGCTTGTCTACACGACCAGGCTGATTGGGATAACTTTCAAGACGGCACCTTGTTATTCACAGAATCCAAGCCAGCGGCGGGTTTATGTGTGGAGGATATTACTGAATTTATGCGCAAAGCATTCTGGCGCGGATTTGAATCAGCTAGAGGTACAGAAAATTCAAATATCCCTGCGAATTGGAAAGATTCAAAACCTAATCTTCTACTCGCTTTGAAAGCAAAAATATCGGGTGACTAATGCTAATCGGCTTTGTTCTTCTCGTCAGCTCCTGCGGCTTTGATGCCTGTGAAGCCCTACCAGTCACAGAAGACATCTACCCTACTCAATCCGAATGCTTAACCATCTCAGCGCTGATTAAAGAGCGCAGGCCCAATGTTGTGCTCATGTGCAGCGAAGTGTATCGGTAACTCGTTTTAACCCCACCACGGAACTCTCAGTAAACGGATTTCACTATCTGGAGTGTCCCTATGTCATCAATCATCGTCAAATTACCCCGCGCTTACTTCACTGCGGGTCGCGTTAGCACGGATGAATTAGCGCAAGTTCTGCATCAGGGATTGTGGAAACGGTACGGCGTCATGCCTGCCGATGTTGTTGTGTCGCTACATGAAGGCACTCATATCATGTCGTCTGGCTGTGAGCCGGATGATGTAAAAACCATTCTAAATCTGTGAGGTTGATATGGACGATATCAGCGAACTAATTCTGACTGTTGCCCGCGCGCCGGATGACGGGCGTGACCACAAAGACTGTTACCTGTGGGATATGAAAATAAAGCAGCGACTACGAACCGGCGATAAATCAAAGAGACCGGTACCGCGGCAAGTTGTCCCGCCAGCGCCAGTTAAAGCGGTGAAGTCAGTGAAGGCGAAAGTGAGAAAGATAATGGAGGCGGCATGAGTGACTATGGCGGCAGCCACACACCGGATAACCTGAAAGATTTATGGATGACCCCCGCCGACATATTCACCGCATTAGATATTGAGTTTGGTTTTTACCTGGATGCGGCAGCCAGCCACAAAAGCGCTCTGTGCGCCCGATACCTCACCGAAGAGGACGACGCCCTTAATAGTTCATGGGAAAGTTACGGCGCTATCTGGTGCAATCCACCCTACTCCGATATCTCGCCCTGGGTAACCAAGGCGGCTGAGCAATGTAAGCGGCAACTTCAACCGGTAGTGATGCTTGTTCCTGCTGATTCATCAGTTGGTTGGTTTAGCCAGGCACTGCAATCTGTGGATGAGGTGCGATTCATTACTGATGGTCGGATATCGTTTCTACGCTCTGACACCGGAAAGCCAATCAACGGTAACAACAAAGGTTCGCTGTTATTCATTTGGCGGCCATTCATCAAGCCTCGTTGCATGTTCACCACGGTTAAGCGCGATGAGCTAAAAGTGATTGGGCAGGAAATACTAACTGGGAGTAAAGCAGCATGAAACTACCAAAAATATCAGACGGTGCCTGGTTCTTTATCATCATCATCGCTTGGTCGGTAGTGGCTAGTATTTACATTATTGAGAATGAAGCAGTGAGGGGGATGTTCGGATGATGCATTGGACAATTTTATCTGGCTCCATCAGTGATTTCATCGGTGCGCCACACTGGGCTAAGCGGCTTGGCGTGGTTCGCGGTACCGGGCAGAAACTCTGGTGGGATGGGATGCAGAAATATCAAGACAAAGAGCAGCTACTCGATGCTTACACATCTGACTTTAATGAGCGCGTCGATATTCTGGCAGAGCGGAGGCTTGTACCTACTAAAGAGGTTTCGCCGAAATGGAAACAACAATAGAGAATGCTATTAGGTCGGTAGCGCGAGGTTGTAGGACAGAAATAATTAAAGCCACGGACGGCAAGCCACTTTCAGAACACGACAAGCTCATCACCGAAATTCTCGACCGTAACGCAAAAAAATTACCGCCCTACCCCCTAACACTTTCCCAGCTAAACGCTGGTTGAGTTATTACGTTCGTCAGATTGATAAAGAGATAAGAGGCCAAAATGGATAATGTTATTCAGCTTGTACCTTCGCGCTGGGTTTCTGAAGCTGTGTTGATGTCAATTACCGGCTTGAAGAAAAACACCATCAAGACAGCTCGCGAAACATCATGGATGGAGGGGAGAGAATATAAGCACGTATCCCCTGATGGTCAGCCACGCGACAACAGTATGTGTTTTTATAATCGAGATGAGATAGATAGATGGATAGAACGGCAGCCAGCAGCGATATCACGAAAGAAATCTGCTTAAATACCAGTCCATTTACTAATGAGGGAATGTGAATGATTAAGTATCCAACCGGCGTTGAAAACCACGGGGGAAAATTGCGCCTGTGGTTTATCTATAAAGGCGTGAGAGTTCGCGAAGCTCTTGGCGTGCCAGACACGCCTAAAAATAGAAGGATTGCAGGAGATCTTCGCTCATCTATCTGTTTCACAATAAAAACAGGGACTTTTGATTATGCAGTTCAATTTCCTAATTCGCCTAACCTGGCAAAGTTCGGACAAGCAAGAAAAGACATGACGCTATACGAGCTATCAAACAAATGGCTCTCACTGAAAGAAATGGACTTAACTATTAATGCATTTAGTCGATACAAGTCATTTATATCTGTTACAACAAGCATTATTGGATGTAGTAGGCTGGTCTCTTCTATAACTCAAGAGGATATTCTATCCCTAAGGAGAGAGTTGTTAACTGGATTTCAAATCCTTGGACATCATCAAGCAAATCGCTCAATGAAAAAAGGACGGTCTGTGCCAACAGTTAATGTATATATTTCATGTCTGGGGGCCATGCTTGGCTTTGCTTTCCAGAATGGATACTCAGATAAAAATCCCATGATTGGAGTTTCCCCGCTGAAAAAAGGAAGGCCCGATCCAGACCCGCTGACAAAAAGTGAGTATCAGCGATTTTTATCTGCTTCACCTTCAGAGCAAATGAAAAACATCTGGATTTTAGCAATAAACACAGGAATGAGACACGGCGAGATATGCGCATTAAGCTGGGAAGATATTGACACTAAAAATTGGACTATAACTATTAGAAGGAATATGGCAGTTATTAACCACTTTACCCCTCCAAAAACAGACTCTGGGAATAGAGAGATTAGACTAACATATCCCGCCATTGAAGCATTGAAAAACCAGATGGCGATGACGCGCCTGGGTGAATGTCATGACATCACAGTTAACTTGAGGGAATTTGCCAAGAAACGAGTAGATCAGTGTACTTTCGTGTTCTGTCCAAAGATTTCAGCCAGAAATGGCAATGGTGGTCATTGGTATTCCCCTGGATCAATTGGAACAGCATGGAATGCCATATTAAAGAAGGCCGGGATTAGGCACAGAAAAGCATACGAATCTCGTCATACATTTGCATGCTGGGCATTAAGTTCGGGGGCCAATCCAAACTTTGTAGCAAATCAAATGGGCCACGCATCCGCACAGATGATTTACAACGTATACGGGAAATGGATGTCAGAGAACAACCTTGATCAGATGGCTATTTTGAACGCTGGTTTTAATGACAATGCCCCACTCATGCCCCAAACAATAGCCATATGA